TTTTCCTTATCGAATACAACATAATCTTTGTTAATTCCAAGTGATTTGATAATATAAACAAGGATCTTCTGAGCTGTTTTTGTCAGGTCAAATATAAGTGATATCTGATCCTTGAATACCTTGACAAATTCTTCTTTATCAACCTTTTTGGCTACTACCATAAAAGAATCGCCAAGATACTCTCCGTCTTCCGAAAGAGTTGCCTGGCGATTCACTCCCATTCTTACTATTTTTTTCTTTGTTCTTATCTCAACTATTGGTTGAATAAATGGATTCTGATCATAAGATGGTAAATCTCTGAACTTTACTATTTCGTCTTGCATATGAACTATGAGTTTAGATTATGAGTAACAAATATAAACAAATAATTTATCCACAATACAAAAATGTAAAAATGTCAATAAATTATTCTTTCATATGTATCTTTGAGTATAAACCAAAAACTATGTAGATGAAACAGCTATTACTAACTGTTATTTTATTATTGATAACCATGCGAGGGTACGCGCCGGGTTATACAATAATGAACATAGAAGAAGGCAGGATCATAATGGATCCTTTTCTTGTTTTATGGGACCATGTAAAGTATGTCGAAACGCGTGATTCAGCAATGATAAATCACAAGGAAAAGGCATATGGCAAAGGCCAGATAACTCCGGTGAAACTCAGGGAGTTTAATAAGGAAAATGGAAAACATTATACATTGAGGGATTGTATGAATGAACAGATCAGCTATGAAATATTCTCTTGGCATTGCGAAAAATATAATACATTTGAATACGCTGCCAAGCGGTGGAATGGCTCAGGACCGGCAGTAATTGTATATTGGAATAAAGTTCAGACATTGCCATTGCTTGAATACAGACTAAATCTCATCAGATCATGGAAAACAATAACCTTAAAGCCCCTGGATACGGATGTGCATTTATTGTCATCATCACTATTGCATGCATACTCTTGTATTTAGCTGTGAAATATGCTGATGCCATAGATGCATTTATGAGCTAAAAAATTATTCTTATCTCAGATTTTAACCATCCCCCTGCGTAAGTTACCCGGGAGTCAACGATTAGACGCTACAAAGGAATGGCGCTGAAATGCTTTGCAATACTCCGTAATCTGTTCCACATTGCAGATAGGCGGTGCATCTGCACGACATCACAATAGCTAAGTGATTGTAAGTATGGTTCCAGGTCAAATATCCGTTCTGTTACAACGGACAGCGATAGGTTCACCATGCGATCCGAAGCAAAGTAAAATGGTTAAAGTAAGTCTGATGGTGGTATATGGCCCGCCATAACTGGTTCGCCGAAGCCACACAGTAAGGCCGGCTCTTTAATTAGATAACCGTTACTGCAGACGGAAGGGTATCAGAGAAATCTGGTACTCTTTTTTTTGAACAAATAAATCAGAATGATGAAGCTAATTAAAGAAGACGATCCTAACTACAAGATTGTAGATAAGGGATCTGCAGCATTAACAGATTCAGAAATACTTGCAGTAGTAATGGGTGGTCGTGATCCTCTTGTAAAAGCACAAAGAATACTGAGCAAAGTTGATAATAGCTATGCATTGCTTGCAAAGATGTCATATACAGATATCGTTTCTGAAGGCATTACGCATATGCAGGCTGTAAGAATCATTGCCAGTAATAGTTTCGGGCATCGCAAGAAAATTGCTGAAATGCCTCATGTATGTCAAATCAAATGTTCAAGGGATGTTTATGAACTGATGGAATTCATGAGAGATCTGCCACATGAAGAATTCTGGCTGTTATTTCTTAACCGTTCAAATAAGGTTATATCCAAAATGAAAGTCAGCCAGGGTGGTATTAGCGGTACTGTTACGGATATTAGGATAATAATGAAGAAAGCCATTGAGAATCTTGCGTCCGGAATCATTTGTTGTCACAATCATCCTTCAGGTAATTTGAGCCCAAGTGAATCAGACACTAAGATCACACAGAAGATTAAAGATTCAGGCAATCTTATGGATATTCAGCTTCTTGATCATATTATTGTTTCAGATAAGGATTATTATTCATTCGCAGATAATGGATTGTTATGAAAAGAGGTGAAAAGGTACTATGCAGATGTTGCAGTCGTCCATACAATACTGTTGAGGAAGCAGATAATTGCCTGGAAATGGATCTCAAAGAACAGAATGCCGAGCTTGAGAGAAAACAAAGAAACCTCAAATCGCTTGGTATCAGGCCAAAATTATCAAGTGATAATGATATCAAAACAACAAAGAAGGCCTAAAAATTATTCCACATTTAAAGATTTTCAATATTGTCTAACAAACACGTAAAAAGAAAATGAACAGATTATCGAATTACCAGTCAAAAGCTCCTGAGTTTCAGAAACTCACCAAAGGAGACCACACTGTAAGACTTGTTTCCTACAAGCCAACAACCAGTTTTCATAATTATGATGGTTCGTTGAAAAGCAATCTTCCGGCTTACAGTAACCCAACTGAACAGCTTGCAATCACTGTTGTCAGCGTTGCTGGCAAGGGTGGCTTGACACACCGGTTGAACATGGACGGTTATGTCCGGACAAAAGAGCTTACACCTGCCGAGCTTGAAAGTGGCAAATTCACCGATGTTGATGGTTATGCATGCGCTAAGGATCCTGCAAGCGGTAAACTTGTAAGGCTGACTGACGAAGCAAGAACCGCCACATGCGAAGGAATCCTTGATCAGATGTTTGCAGCAATGGGCTTACCTGTTGGTTCAGGTATTGATTCACTTGATGCAGCCATTCAGGAGAAGAAGGAATTCGTTGTGAATGTCACCAGGGAAGAGTTCGGACCGGAAGGTAAGGAACAGCTGAGAATTGGTTCGTTCAAGAAAGCAAAGGTTGCGGAGCCTGTTGCTGCCGGGATCGAAGCATAACAGTGCTGGAAAATATAGTTAAACAAGAAGATTTGTAGCTCGTTCAATCGGTTACACTATGCCATCTTCGTTGAAGCGTTACTCGCAAGGGTGACGCTTTTTTTTATCAAAGCAATTATTCCTTATCAAAACAAATCTATTTGCAAATGGAAAATGTAGAGAGTAAACCAAAGGGCAAGGTAAGGATCCTGATCAATCCACCACCTGCCAATCTTCACTGTGGAATATGTGGTCGGCCATTTGATGAGCTGAAGACGTTTCCGCATAAGATAGACATAAATGATCCGAACAGCTGTTTTCGTGGTAATGTTGTACTTGACAAGGAAGGCAATGCCAGGTTAATGAAGACATTTCGTGGTGACATATGCATATCTGCATCATGGGAATGCCCGGAATGCCTGCAGTGTTCTGATATCTATGATTTGCATGCCTCATTCAACACCACTGAAGATCCTTATGTAATGACTGAAGAAGATCATGCAAAGTATCTGAAGGCTATTGATGAGATCACGGAGCTGGCAAAGCAAGCGATTGAAAAGAAAGAACTGTATATGGAAACACCATATGGTACTTTCTGCTTACCGCATTTATCGCATTTCATAGATGCACTAACCTGATCGGGGACAGCGTGAAGTTGTGTATCGGGCAAAGGGGGAATAATCCCCTTTTGTTTTTTCCTGAGAAATTATTCTTTGATTTAGTTATAACTAAACTCAAATCAAGATGAATCACATTTATGCTGTACAGCGCCCAGAAGTGGCAAAGAAAAGAAGCCGTGAGATTATCACAGATAATATCAGGTTTTTGCGTAGCTTTGAGATGAAACATGGACAATCAAGGCTCATTGATGAGAAGATTGCACAGAACGTTGAGAAATTACATGGATTATGGTTCGGCAAAGATCCCTCAGCCAACACATCAAAGCAGTAGATGATCACTGCAAAGTTGTGTTCATATATTGCGGGTTAACAGAGAATGTTCCCGCAATGTATGACAGACCACGCCGGTTATGCAACTGGTGGAAGAAGACACACAAGAACGACTCGCAATATAGTCGTGGCAAACTCCTGGTAGTATCCATGTACGACAAGAAATATACATCATGACATGAAAAGCGATCGTATAATAATAATCGGCGCCGGGGATACCGATACTCTCAAACTCAAAGAGATAATTGAGAATGCCATTACCGATCCCAAGCTATTGTACATACCAGTAGCCAAACACTCACCATTCGAAGCTCCACCAATCCCTATTGTATCTCATGTCCAATACCAAGACATCAAATCAGGTAGAGAGAATAGAAGAGAACGTAGAGCCCTCAAAAGAAAGAATAAACGATAAAGAGAAAGACATACTGTAATGTAAGACTAACCAGTCCTTCTATCGCATACAGGAACTCACCAATAACGGTGTAAGGCATCTACGGATGTCTTTCTTTTTATATCCCTTGTTTACTCAAATGATATCACTATCACACCCCATCCCAACAGTTCACCTAAATTGAACTGTCAGTTCATATTTCGCCCTCAAAAGTGAACGGAAAGTTCAGAGATACTGAACTATTAGTTCAGAAACACTGAACTATTGAAAACCATACCAAACCCCCATTCCATGCCTCTCACCTCACATTTTCCCAGCTTCACCCCTTCTTAATCTTATAAAGAGCCATTGAAAAGCCTTTCTGCTCCCTGATTATGCCAATCATTATTGTCTGACTATCCATCAATCCCAAACCCTATAGTGACCAATCCCAAATTACACCATTTCTCAAATCTCCCCTTATTCCCAAAACCTTACACACAATCATCACAACCGATAACAACTAACGCAACAATATCATCAATCCCACAAAACAACTAACAACTTTTCCACAATATCCATGTCACCCACCTTGTCTTGTCGCTGCATGAAGCCAAGCGATTGACTGAATCATTGCGCCTTATAGCACCTATAGTGGTTGCACTTGATGGCGAGCATAAGTCGCTTGTCGGGCCAGGTGAATTTGCAGTTGATTGCAATTTGCTTATATTTGTGTGCACGATTCATCAAGTGAATCATTCCTAACGTATCACGGACAGTCATCAGGTTTATGCATTGCATATCGGGCTTGGTGGCTGTCTTCATTTTACAGCATACTTAAATCGCTTGACAGGCCAGGCAAATAATGCACATGTAATGATGATAAAAAAAAGAGTGAGAGATTATTATTCTCTCTCACTCATTCAATCATTCACCTATGCCTGCAGTTCAGCTGGGATATCATTCTTGGATGCAGATGTCTTTGGTGCAACGAATTTACTCTTGGCATAAAATCCATCAACAGTGTATCCATTGCTCACCTCACCAGTCTCAGTATTGACATACGGATCTTTCACGACCTTGATGATAAACTCGGTCTTGTTGGCAATAGCAAGATCAATGGCATCATTCAGATCAACGCCTTCCTTACCATCACAGATAGCAAAGCCGAATGTCTGCATTATCCTAACGCATTTAGCCTGACCTTTTGGATCAACCTCACGATCGAGTTTGCCATTGATCATCCTGCACAGATAACCATTGACATCAGTGTATTCAGGATTAGAAGTAAGATCAGGATAATCCTTGCTCTTCTTGAATGAGGAATTGATTACATCACGAAGCCTTGTGACGATTGTTCCCTCATCATTGCCAACATGAATACCAATCTCGAGTGTTGGTGATGCCCACTTGAACTGTTTCTGCTTTGGACCTGCCACTACCAGCACTGTCCTGCCGTCTATATGCTCAGTCTTGATATCTGTGAACGAATCACAATCAACTGCGCTGATTAAACGGACTGTGTGAAATCCCTCTTTCAATACATCTGATACAGGGCTTGCGGATTTGATTTCACGATTTCTCATGATAGTAAATGAATTAAGTTAAACAATAAAGATTAAAAATATCATAACAAAAAATAATTTAGGGTCCCACCTACAACTATTCGATAGCCCCCCGGCATCGTTTTCACTGCCCCCGGTCGATTTTCCGAGAACATTAGGTTCTGTACTTACGGCTGAAGTATTTTTGTAAGGGGGTTGTTTAGTTCACAAGATGTTCATAAAGTGATATCACTATCACAGGACAAAATGGAAAACAGTTTAACTTTGTAGTACTATAAATGAATTACTGATATGGAAAAGGAAGGCAAAGTTAAAAAGGGAAGAATCAGGCAGAGTGGATCGTTTAATGTTCTGTTGAGGCTGGATAAGGAGATTGAGATGGATTTGAAGTTGTTGTATGCATGGGAAAAGCGTGAGGCGATACATGGGGCATTGAGGGGCAGTGGTGATGGTAAGCATGGTCATACAGGATATTTGAGTTTCAACATGTGGTTGAATAAGGTTATAGGGGAATACTTGCATAAGAAGAAGCCGTTTTTGGATTCGTTGAAGGGCATTGCGGAGAGAGTCGGCGCATTGAGTAAAGAGGATTTGGAGGCTTTGCAATCGAAAGCGAGGGATGATGTTTAAAAATTATTCTTCTATTGAATTAAAACATTCGATATGGAGACAAAAAACGAAGAGGCTATGGTCATGAGGATTGAAAGGTTTTACATTAAGAGCAGGGGACTGCGGATGGAGGGTGCTGAGGCGATGGCGTTAGGCATCAAGAGGGTTTATAATCAGACCAGCGATATCGACTACATGAATGTAGATCAGATAGGGATATGGGTTGATGGTTTGGTTAATAGGGATGCAGGTGAGGCGTGCCTGGTAGAGAGTGCCTTCAAGTATGTTGAGGGTGTTCCGTTGTATGTAACGACCTGCATAGTGTTTGTATCGACAGAGTTCTGTAACCTGTTTTACATGAAGCATCAGGGGTTGTATAAGGAGACATTGGGGTTTAGTTCACTATTAAATTGAGTATATGGCAAAGATAGGAAAGGAGTTTGTGAGGTTCGAGCAGAGTAACATGGAATATGAGATCATGTACAGTTCGGATAGTGGATTCTTTTGGGCAGATGTAAGTAAGATGCCTTCAGGTATGGAAGAGTATTTTGATTCGATAGTCAACTCGAAGGAGATTGATCATGCGAAACGTAATGAGATGGGTATCCGTGAAGGACATCTGAGAAGGACCGGTTATAAGAAGTTAATCTTTGGCGGTACTGAGGCGGAGCTAAAGGAACGAGTCGCGGATTTTCACCGGAAGTTTGTTAAGCTGGCAACATCGGAGTCGAAGGTTATCCTATACCAGTTCTCTTATAACTCAGAGAACAATGTCATGAAGAATTGGCATGGAGGATACAGCAGGAATGATGATAGGTTTTCTCTTGAGTTCAGTTACTACATTGCTACCAGGAAGGATTTCGGATCAGATAAGTTGTACCGCAAGTGTGGCAGTAATTTTCAGATCAGCCGGCACGACATTCATTCTTTCAAGGAAATTCCGTGGACGCAGGAGCTGGAGGATTTCATTCATAGCTTTGAGAAGTCCTTTGATCAGCTGGTGACAAAGATGAGGCCGTTCTTTGAAAATGACGGTCAGATAATGGAACTTATTGGCAGGAACATTTTAGCACCGTGATATGTCAGGCATTAACCCATCATTAAAGGAAGTACTGGATGTCAATATAGTTTGTTGGCGTCATGAGTACAATAGGAACCGGCGATGGCAGGATAAGGAAACCGGTTATCAGCATTTGCCGAATAAGATACTGATGAATGAATCCACGTGGCACCAGTTGCTTGAGGATTTCGTTGGTAAGATGTATGCAGAGAGGGATGATGATGCAGAGATCATTCCGGATCCTGCCACGCGCGAATATGTCGGGCCGAGGTACCTGGGTGTTCCTATCGAGTTCGATGATTCTCTTGAATACGGTCATTACAGAATAGTATGACGAGAAATTATTCTTTTATTTGTTAGACAATAGAAGTCGAAAGCGAGAACCGGGATGTGGTTGGAATGTGATTATGAGGTTTGTTGCCAAGTAAAAACGGGTAAAATTTCCAGCGTGATCCCGGCGGCTTTCGATGAATTTTTGATTTTATTAACTAAACTTTAATTTTTATTCTATGAAGAGGTACATTGGTTTTAAGACGATTGAGGCAGAGCCTATGACAATCGGTGAGTTCTATGCATCAAGGGACAGGGAAATTCCTGGAAATGCTGATCCACAGCATCCCGGCTACAAGGTTACGTATCCTGACGGATATGTATCATGGAGCCCTGTAGATGTTTTCGATCAGGCCTACAAAGAGATCCTTCCGGAAGAGAGACAGCTTAACAAGTGTGTCTTCCCGAGTACTGAAAGGACAATCGGTGTTGCTCCTGATTCTGATTACAATGGTGCTCATTATTACCAGTTCAGGAATTCTGTAGGATTTAACAATGGTAAGGCAGATTATGTTGATTCATATCAGTCGATCCAGTTCGTTCAGAAAAATCTTGACGGTTCAATGACTCCAGGTGTTCAGAGTGAGCAGTTGCTTATAGCCCTTATTGACCGGCACAAGAAGCTCAATGAGAAGTTTTCATCGAGAGAAGGTGCTTTGGCTATCACTAAGATGGAAGAGGCACTTCACTGGCTTCGTGCAAGGGTAGAGGAAAGAATTGACAGGGGTGTGATGGGTGATTTGAAAAAATAGTTTTAACTTTGATCGACAATCGATTGTTAAACTTTAAATGATTCATCATGACAAAGAAGAAAAAAGAAGAGGAACCGGTTCAGGATTCTGTTGATCTGACAACACTGAGTCAGGAAGAACTTATTGCAAAGGTTGAGGAATTGACCAAAGCAAATACAGAACTTGAGAAAGATCTGGCAAACCAGAAAAAGTATGCGGCTGGACTCAACAAACAGTTGAAGGATAAACCAGCGGTGACAGGACCAGTGAAATCTCATGATTTTTAGTAGCGTTGATTAGGCCCGGGAGACATGATCTGCCCGGGCATTTTTTTGTATTTTGTTACCTAATTTTAATTGTTATGAATATAAGTAAGATCAAGCTGATCAACGGCGGATTATCTGGCGTTGAGATTGAAGCCGTAGTTCCAGCACGGCATGGTAATGTAACTATTCTGGATAACGCGAAGTTGACAAGGAAGTTCCCGCTTCCTGATGAGTTCCGGAATAAGATTCAGGGGTTGAAATACTTCTTTCTAAACCTCACAGGGCACTGGATCGAGCCTTACAACAAAAATTTCGATCTGTCTGAATACAAAATCAAATTCCCAACACCGGAAGAAGAGCCTACAAAGAGCTTTTTACTCTTGCAGAGTGTTATGAATCACACAATTATCACTGGAATATCAGTGAAAAGCAGTGGTTTTACTCTCCAGGGCACTATTGAAACGGTTGAAGGAAAGAAAATGAACCTTGTAACTCCCTTTGTTACAGAGGAAGACGATGTTTCTTTCTTTACAGAGGCAATGGATAAGATCGGATCAATTTATGATGATATTGCCGGTTTTATGGAACGTCCTACAGCCCTTCCATTCAATGCAAAAGAAGCTCTTGAGGCCAGCGGTGTAAATACTTCTGATATGGGAACGCTTTCTGCAGATGAAATGGTTAATATGGTGATGCAGAAATTCGCAGATTCCGGTGCTATCGTCCTTATGAATGAGGATATGCAGGAAAAACCTAAAGAATTGGGGGAGGAAGCCGGAAAAAAGCCTGATTCCGTCAAAGTTCACACGAAAACTGGTAGCATTGACGGACGAAACATTCCCGAAGCGGAAAATCACGATGACAGCCAGGAAAACAAAGAGGAACCACCGGTTAAAACTGTGAAGAAGTCTGCAGGCTCAACACTTGCAGCTGATTCGAACTTCCCTGATCTTGATACCGGAAAGATTGGAAGCAAGGCAGATAATCCTGCATCAGATCTCGAAGCAATGGAATACTCGCACAATATGGGAATTCCTGCTGAGACTGGCGGAATTGAGGATGAATCATCAGATAAACCAAAAACCGAATGGTAGATCTATTTCTTCAGGATGAAATCAGTTATGTCGATAAGACACATCAGTATTTCAATAAAGCTGGAGAAGAGTACACAAGTGTTTCGCGGCTGATCAAAAGCGTAAAGGTTCCATTCGACAGGGATGGTATATCGAAGCGCATGGCAGAATCGATCGCCGCGGAAACTGGTGTATCTGTTGCTCAGGCTCAGAAAGAACTTCTTGCTGAATGGGATGACAAGGCTGATAGCAGTATTGATAAGGGAAATTATGTTCATGACGGATTAGAGGATTATGCAAAGACAGGAAAAACATGGGAACTTCTTGAAGAACCAGTCAGGTTCATGCAAGGAATCTTCAAACAGTATTACAGATTTTATCCGGAAGTACTCTTGTATTCACACAAGTACAAGGTTGCCGGCAGAACGGATCTTGTTTTACAAAGGCAGAAGAGCAGGTCGCCAGTTTGCGATTTCTCAGATTATAAATCAAATGAATCCAAAGGGATCCAATTTGATAGTATCACCAGGAAAGAAGGACTTATCAAACATCCTAACCGGTACTTCCTTCCGCCATTTGAATATCTCGAAGCCTGCAACTATGTCGAGTATGCCTTCCAGTTATCCATATACGCGTTTCTCGCGTTGGAACTGGGAAACATCCGAGTGGGAAAACTGCAAATCATCTTCTTCGATAATGAGTTCAAGCCCCATCCTATTCCCGTACCTTTCATGTATCACGAAGCCAGAATCCTTTGTGAAATGAATATTAGCAGGAAAACTTTACCGAAGGTACCTGCAGTTAAACTTCCGGAACGTGAACTGGATCCTATCAAGGCTGAGATGATGCGCCGGGCAAAATATCCGATGCGACCAGAAGAATGTATGAGAAAAGATGAATTGATAATTAAAGACGACTGGGACTAATGGACATGGTTGAAGAAATGGTTAAGTGGTTAGGTGAATATGTTCAATGTGATTTATGCAATCATAAATGGACAGCAGTATTCCCAAAATCAGTTAACAGACTTGAATGTCCTAATTGTAAGAACTTGGTAACTTTTGAAATAATTACTCCAGATGATATTCAAGATAGACAAGGCGTTTAAGGTTATTCTCAATCCGGAAGCAGTTAAACTGGTACCGGAACTCAGAGGTCTGACAGAAGAAGAACTTCTGTTTATAATTCTACTGGAAGACTATTGCGACAGTCCTTTCAGAAAGAAACCTTATGAGGAACGATGGTCGCTGGCTCTGAAAAGAGTATTCGGTGACAAGAACATAAATCTTGAAACCGAAAGAATCAAAGTAGCGAGGGACGCGTATAAGTCCCTCGTCTTTGATATTCGCAGGGAAACACTCGACGTGTACAAACGCAAGATCGCGATGTATCATAAGGAAGCTCTGGCGGCTAACATTGAATTCAAAAGAGTTAAGGAGCTCGATCAGATGATCCAGTATCTTGAAGACAGAATTCAGGCAATAGAGGTTTCTCTTGAAGCAGATGACCTGGCAAACATTAAACTGAAAGGTGATAGACAGATGTCTTATCTTGAGATATGGCAGGCACGCCAGAAAGAATATCGTAAATTCAAACAGACACAATGATACAGGCGCCTTATGTTCCAATTATAAAAGCAAAAGGATTCCAACCTAATCCTGTTGCTGGCAATATACCATTATTCGCAGATTCAATAACCAATCCAAAAGTAATTGGGACTACCAACTATAATGAGTTTTGGGATGAGCAGATAGATAGGTGCATAAACGGATATGATACGGCCGGGATTCACATTCCCGGTCGTTATTATTTCTACCTGAACTTTGTGATACTGAAAGGACTTCGTGGTCCGCAGTATCCTTTTTTTATTGACCTGGATTTGGAATACTATAACCTTGTTGAATATGTCAAGAAGAATAGAAAAATGGGAATCGTCAGTGTTAAAGCACGACGAAAAGGATTATCAGAAAAAGCTCAGAACATTCTCGCACATGGATTGCGTTTTACAGAAGGCTATCGAGGAGCCATCACAGCCGGTATTGAGACTTATACTACAGGGTTGCGGAACAAATTCGAATCTACGCAGAACAATATTATCAAAGATCTTCGTCTAAACGTTCTCACTGATAATGAGAAGCAATACAAGATTGGTTATGAAATCAAGGATCCTGTTGGTGGTTATATTGAAGATGGCTTTGGAGGTTTGCTTTCTTTCGAAACAATGTATGATGATCCTACGAAACTTGAAGGTGAATATTTCCATGATGTTATCTGTGAGGAATCTGGAAGATATAAACACTTGGGTTCAACGGTATCATCAATCAAGCCGGCACTAGAGTTTGGATCACAGATGATCGGTACGTTCTATATCTATGGTACCGGCGGTAATATACTTTCAACATCAAAAGACTTCAAGGACTTTTGGGATAACGCAGACACATACGGACTGGAAAGATTTTGGGTACCTGGTTCAAGATTGTATTATCCTTTCTTTGGAAACAGCAATGAGGAATTCATTGTTGATCCGGATACCGGAGATAAAATTGATTCAATTCCAAACCTTCGTGTTTACAAGCCTCACGAAAGAATTGGGATGGAAGATATTGAAGCTGCAAAGCAATATATCCTTCAAAAGAGAATCGAATACTCAAAGCTCCCAAACAAAAAGAAACTCAAGGAACATAATCAGGCATATCCTCTAACTGTTGAGGAAGCATTCACTTCAGGAGGATCGAACAACTTCAATGATGAAAAGATCTATGATAAGTTATTCCAGATCGAAGGAGATCCTAACAATTACCGGCCGGTTATTCTTGAGTGGGCAACAGATTCAAAAGGAAAAAATCTTGGTGAACATGGACTTGAGTTAAGGGTTAAGTGTCGGCCAGCTACTAAAGATGATCCTGACTGGAAGATTGGATATGAGTATCAGGGGCCCATGCCTGAATATCAGGATCTCGATATCGGAGGTGTTGACGGATACAACCAGGACTTGACTCAGGTTTCATCATCGCTTGGTGCAATGGTTGTTATGAGGCAGGGAAACAAAGTCAATCTTGTCGATCGCGGGATACATAAGGGATTGTACCCGGTGTTCCTGTATTACAAGAGGCCGCCACGCAAGGAAGAGTTTTTTGATTACTGCTTGAAGGTAGCAGTGTACTATAAGCTGAAACGTAATGTAATGGTCAACGCAGAACAGGATTTTGTGATTGACTATTTCATAAAGAATGGTGGAGCACCATATCTCTCAGCCAGACCAAAAGCATTTGATGCTCCAAAGACGAAACAGATGCATAAGTTCGGCGCTAAGATGACTGGCTTCAGCAAGGAAATGATTCTTGGTGTTGTTCAGACTTGGGTTGAGAACTATGTTGATCTATGTAACTTCCCTGAGTTACTTCGTGATCTACTCGCATATGATGAAGAGTACATTGGTACAGACTGGGATTCAGTCGATGCCCTTGCATATGCTATCATGAGGATCGAGGATATGAAAACTCGGCCTCGCCAATCTGATGATGAAACAGACAAGAATCCGGATCCTGAATGGATAAAAGATGATTCTGGAAATATAGTTTTGCGTTCTCTTCCTGTTGCAGAACAGAAACAGACTGTTATAAAAGACGAGGGGAAGGGACGATGGGCAAGTCTTGACTATGATCTTGAAGAGAAAAGGGATTTCTCAGATTAAAAAATTATTAACAAAAAGTATGTCTTGTGTTAAATTAATTTTTTACATTTGACAAAACTTTACGATAATGCCATTCCCGGATATCCTCGAAAAAGATTTTTCCGAAGGCGGCAAGAAGAATCAAGACATGATCCAAATGCTTGATTATGCTGTCAATCAATGGCACGGCAGAGATGCACGGCGCAAGAAACTCAGCTCCCTATACAATTCCCACAATGGAATTACTACCCCGGCAGAAGTCGAGGCTATCACCAAATCAACAGGGAAACTTTCAAAAACAAAATTCATCAACTATAGATTAGGCAGGACAAAGCTCAAGCAACTGCATGGTGAATTTCTTGAGATCAATATCGAACCTACTGTAAAAACCACCAACAGGGAAGCACAGAATAAAAAGATGACTAAGTACAAAGAGATACTTGGTCTTTCCCTGGCAAAACCTCAGATCGAAAAGGTAAGGGCTATGGGTTACGATGTATTCAGTGGAATCAATATTCCCGATCGTAACGACAAAACAAAGTGGAACGCCAACAACTTCAAACTCGCCAATGAAATAGTAATCCAGAGGATCATTGACGACAAGATGGCAACACAGCGCCTCAAGGATGTTTACTATCAGAATTTCGTTGACTGCACAATAACTTCGGAAGTATATTCGAAATGTGAAAGGGATATCAATGGCATTGATACTCTAAGGTACATTCCTGTTAAATATGCTTTGTATGAAGAATCAATATTCGATCCTTTCCTTGAACAGAGTCCGTATCTCGGTGAGGTCCGGCCATTGTTCTTGCACGAAATATTAACCAACAAAGAGTTCAATCTTGACGAGGAAGACAAAAAACTCGTTAAGGAAATGTCACAATCACCTACCGGTGAGAACATGAAGGACATGACCAAAAACGGAACCGGCTGGTTGATCAATACCTATACGATCCAATGGAAAGGACTTGAACCAGTATATTGCAAGACATCTCCGGCTGAAGGATCCAATGAACCTTATATGAGAATCATCAGTGAAGAGTATTACAAGAAGAACGAAAAGCAGATCAAGAAGCAAGTCTCAAATGGCGAATTTACCATTGAGAAGTATCTTCGTGAAATACTCTGGACCTCTACCAGAATCGGTAATAGTGTTTATACAAAAGCCAAAAAGGAAGAGAACTTAATTCAGATATTGAACGACAATGGAAAGTACAACGTGCAATTTGATTATTGCGGTATGTTGTTCGCAACTGTTGATGGTGTTCGTGTATCGGTTCAGGAAATTATTCAGGAACTTGAAAAGCTCTATGACGAAGTAAGGTTTCATATTTCCCGGGAAATGAAAAAGATGAAAGGCACAATGGTCGGATTCGATGAAGCCTTCATCCCGAAAGGAAAGAATCTTACAGATGTGATCCATTCAATAACTGAGGATGGCATTGTTCGTTATAATTCGTCAGCTGAAGGTAACGTATCCGGTACCGAATCGGAAAGTAATAAGGTTGGTGTTACGGCAATCAATCTTGGACAGAATCAAAACCTTGTCGTACTTCTTAACCAGGCTATGGATATTGAAAGAGTCATGGACCGTATCACTGGCATGAATGACAACAGACAAGGATTAAGCCGTCCTACAACAACAGCAACTGCCAATGTAAATAACATAGAGGCTTCAAGATCGATGACATACGATCTTTTTTACTTTATGAAGGGTTACATGGAACGTTCCCTTACCAAACTTGCAGAGAAAACAAAAATCAACAAAACATATATCGGGGCAGACAGTCGCCAGTTCATATTCGATGATGGTGACATGATGTACATGATGACAACCAGGGATCTCGATCTTGACAATTACGGTGTTGTTGTCAGCGATGGTAAGAAAGAAAAAGACATCCTTACCAAACTTGAAGCTCTTTTCCCGCAGGAGATCAATGCTCAGATGCTTCGTTCAAAAGATGTTGCCAGGTTTTGGACAGAAAGTTCCTTTGCTGCAGCACTCAGGGTTCTTGATAATGCTCATGATGAAATGGCTAAGATACGTGAGAATGAGATCCGAGTTAAACAGGAGTCTTCAATGAAAGGAATGGATCAGCAACTTCAGATGGCTCGCGAGGAACGTGAGGATAACCAGTCACACGACAAAGATATGGAAGTTCTTAGGACCGAAGGAAAAAAAGAAGTTGAGGAATTGAAGGGAGGACTGAAGAATCAGAATGATACCACAAAGGCTTATGCCAAAGCAGCCACGGAAGCTGTAACAACAAATCCGCTTGAATAGTTATTTTTTTATACTAAATATTTGTAATCATGGCAGAACAGAAAAAAGAAACCGATCTCGCGGCCGAAGACGATTTCACATTTGGTGAATTGAAAACCGGCAAAGAGGATGAAGGTGCAGGCGAAGGAGCCGGCGCTGATGATGATGAAGGAAAAGGTGAACCTGATAAGAAAGAAAAAGGGAAGGAAGAAAGGAAGGGTGCTGACGACAAAAAAGGTGCCGATGATAAAAAAGGTGCTGATGACAAGAAAGGCACTGATGATAAAAAAGGTACAGATAACAAAGGTTCAGAAGAAGATGAGGATGAAGATGAAGGCGATATTTTCCTTGACAAAGAGGCCCAACAGCAGGGTGACGATAAAAAGATCAGCCTTAAAAAACTCGGAAAAGATCTTGGTGTAGATCTCGAGAAGGATGATGATGAAGAAGAGTTCAAAACGAAGTTCTCTGAAAGACTTGAAAAAAGCAAACAGGAATTTAATCTCGATGGTTATTCAGAAGAAGCCAAATCGATCATTAAATTTCTGAATGAGAACAACGGCGATATAAATGCGTTCTTTAACAACAAGCAGATAGTTGCAATGCAGAGTGTTCTGGCTCTTGATCCGGAAACAAAATTCCGTAACGTAAGGATTCAGGAAGTGATGGCAACCGGAAAGAACCGGACTGAAGCTGTCGCTGCAGTTGATGCAGAGATAAAAGAAATGAGCAAGGGTGAACTTAAAGACTTTGCTTCTGATATCGACACTCAGGCACAGACGATCATACAGGAAGAAGTTAAGAAGATCGTAGGAGACCAGCAACTAAAAGCAACTGCAGCTAAAGCTAAACAGGAAGCTCAGGCTACAGCAGAAAGAGTAAAACTGAAATCGTTCATTGAGAAACAGGATAATTTTTTAGGACTTGGATTAACACCTGAAGCAAAGAAATTAATTCTCAAAGACATTGACAATGGGAATTTTGATAAGGTGTTGGCTCAGGATCCGGAAAGTATAAAATTTTCCTCATATATGTTCAGCAAGTATGGTGCGAAGATTATGAAGAAAATTGAAGGATCTCTTTCAGAACAAAACAGGAAAGGTTACAACTCAGCAACCAGAAAGCATCTTGATGCATTGCATAAAACAGATGAAGGAGGTAAGGGGAGTAGTAAGAAATCCGGACACGAAGGATCAGGGAAAGGACAACCCGATACTGGTAATAAACCTAAGTGGTCAAATGAGGATTTAGAGTAGGAATGTGCAACACGATGGATCTTTTAAACAATTAATTCATAAACTTTAAAAGATTCAAAAATGGCAAAGATTAAGATCTATAATGGTAGCGTCAGTGAAGGTGACGCAGCTGAATATCATCTGGTGCAGAATCACCTGCTTGATCCTACAGCTAACATAGACAGAGTTATCATGTACGCTGAACAGCGTCATCTTATGACTCTTCTTACTTCAGGTGTTCGTGAAGGCAGATACTCCGCTCCGGGATATACCCCTTCAGGTGGCGACACAGTGACAACCAAAATCAAACCTATACCGCAGGGTGAAATGGTTTCTTCAAATGCATGGTCATACAAGATCATGGGAAGGATCCAAAAAGCCGTTGAGGTTCTTGGTTCCGCAGCAGTAGGTACTTCAGTTGCAGCTACCTCAACAAAAGGTGGTACATTCAAACTGTATCTGAAGGACAATTACCTTACCCCGGGAATGAACGCAGTTTTCTATAACGGAGAACATGCAAGGGTAATGAGCCGTCCAATCGGTTACGGTGACAAATACCTGTACTCTTTCGAGTGCTATCCTGGCAGATCATTTGACTGGAACACATGGATCGGAACACACATTGGCCGCAAGACTATCTTCGGAGGCTTTACAACCTTTGGTGAAAGGTCAAGGAGAGGTTACGGAATGTTCCATTATCCTGATCGTTACATTCAGCATACAACCAAACAGAGGAAATCAATCTCCCTGTCAGGTGATGTTAATGCCAACGAAGTTATCTGGTATGAACTGAACAACAAGAAAGGTTTCGTTTACGAAGCTGAATCACAGATGAGAGCTCAGTTCCTTCTTGAAGATGAATACAGACTGTGGTGGGGAGAAAGTACAATGAGGGATTCTTATGGAAACCTCTTGAGTCGTGCTTCAATGCAGGATGAGGAAGGAAACGACATCGTTGCTGGTGATGGTTACATCAGGCAGATTGATGGTTCAAACAACATGGAATGTTCAAACGTAGACGGAACAGCAACCTATGATGATATGAGGGATATGGTGAAAGCTCTTAAAAAGAGAAAGAACCGTATTTCTGGAAACTCGTATGTTGTAGTTACCGGATCGGATGGAATGGCCAATGCTCATGACATCGCTTCTTCACGTTACAATGCTGGTATGCCTCTTGTAACTGTTGTTAACCAGGACGGGAAAGCCGGTGGTAGTGAACCAATAACCGGATTCAACTTCAAGAAACTGAACATCGCTGGTGAGCAGTTGATCTTCGTTGAGAACCCGATGATGGATGACGATGAGAAATTCCCAAGAAGGCTGTCGAATGGCAACCTTGCAATGTCGAACACTTTCTATTTCATGGATTTCGAAACTGATGATCGTGGTCAGCAGAACATCGAGATCAGGGCAAGAGGTCGTGCCGGCGTTGACAGGAACATCGTTTACCTGTGGGAGAATGGTATGACTGGCGAAGGCAAGGCTGAGAACCCTGTTGATGCTAAAGCATTCCATATGCTGAAAGAAACTCTTCTGGCTGTTTACAATACCAGAAGTTGTGGTATCCTGAAACCAAGCGCAACTGCATAGTTTCATACTCCGGGGGGTGAGTATGTCGCCCCCCATTTTTTTATTATTATCTATTTGTATTCATTTTTATTTTTAAATCATGGAAAAGAAACTTTTAGTAAGCATTGAAGAGCGTAAAGCAATTCAGAAAGAGATGTCGCTTGAATTCGGTACAAAGATCAAGTACCGGGTAATTGACCTCGATAAAGTCGTTGAAAGAATCAGGGCCGAAAGAGAACGTTATTCTCTGTCGCCTTACATTGAGATTAAGCCTATATTTCCGGATATGCATAAAACACCAAGCCGGACCGCTACGTTTCAGAAAGATCCTATCACTGGTGTTCTTTACGGAATTCCAATCGATCAGGATGAATTTGGTAATATGAGATGGCAAAAACTTCAGATCGGTGACAACCTTTCACTTAGCCTTGACAATCTTAATGAGGCAAAGATATGGGCTGTTATCCGTTTCCATCCGGAACTGAAGGGTAGTCCATTCCAGGTACAGAATCCATACTATGAGGTATTCGATCCGGTTGAGATTGCAAGGGCAGAAATGAACGAAGTTGCTGCAATGAAGAAAGCATTCGACCGTATTGATAAACTCGAAGGTAAGCCTATTGACATGGTTATGTTTGCGAGATATATCGGTGAAGAGATCCGCGAAAATGCCAGTGTCGATATCGTGTACAATACATTGCTTCGATTTGCAAGAGCATATCCTATCGAGTTCAACAGACGTTGGGAAAGTAAGTCAAGATCCTTTGGAGAAAGGTTTGCTTCAGCCAGGGCTGTAGGAATTATCAATCAGGATGTCGATCGTGGTTATGTATTCCGTAATGTTCCACTCGGTCATACTGAAGAGGAAGCAATAAGGTTCCTCAGCAAAGATGGTACTCTCATGAATGCCATCAATGATAAACTGGCCGAAGAAGATACGGTTATCAAAACAATGAAAGCTGAACTTGAGTACAGAGAAAGAAATCCGAAAAAGGGAACAGTAATCATTGATGACGACAACAAATCTGGAAAAAACGATCTTGACTGATGAATATAATTCAGTTACACGAAAGGGTACGATTCTGGCTGGACACTGTTGGTTCAGCCAGGTTCGAGCCTTTTGATATTGATAATGCCATCAATGCCGGGATGAATGACATTGTTGATCAGAAGTATCAGGGAACCCGGTCGCTGACAAGCGGTAACTCATTTCAGAGGACTCAGAAACTCAGAGATGAGCTTTCTAACATTATAAAGAAGGTTGAGATCAATACGACTGGATCCGTATCTCCAAACCTTATTCCGATCGCAGGATTCCCTGCAGATTATAAATACCTGGCAGCTATTGCTTGCTTTGCCGGAAAAGAATATAACTGCTGGCCATTGACCTATGATCGCTTAAATGAGATCCAGAGCAATCCATACAGACGACCAAGATTGATCCCTTTTGCGAAACAATATTATATTGAAAGCAGCGAGGGAATTTATATATATCATTCTCTTTCAACACAGCCTACAAAAGGCATATTGCATTACATCTCACTTCCTATTCAATGGAAGTATGGTATAGATTATACCAACTCAAAATCATTTGTAATAGGTAATATTGTAATCGCAAATTCTGATGTTGTAGTTTATAATGGAAGTAACTATCTTAGAGGTGACGCAATAACGATTGTTACAGGTCATTTGAATATAACATCAGGAACAGTGAACTATGATTACGTTAATAGCAATATTAATCTTCCTTTGCATGAGGAAATTGCTCGCAAAGCAGCGATCAATGCCCTTATATCAATCAAAGAATTTGATAAGTCAAAGGCATTAATAGAGCATTTTGTTTGATGATACGCGAACCCAAGACGTGGGCGCATTCATAATAAAGTTTTAGTAATAATTAAAAAAAGAAAAACAAATGAGAAGATTAGCATCAGTAGGTATTATCAATACCTCAGAAGCAGCCAATGCTCAGTTAATCGACGATACCGTTGCACAGCAGTACCGGTTCGTTAAAACAACCGCAGGAGGCGTTTGTATCCTCGGTCCTATCCCTTATGGCAAAACCGTGAGGTGCGTTAAGATTGCCGCTCAGAATGAATTTCAGCAGGCAGTTATGATTGGTTACACTGCAGAAACTATCCTTGCAAGTACCAAGTACCGTGTTGAGATATGGAACAATGAATCTGATTACGAAACATTCCGTCAGCAGCCTCTTGTTTATTCAACCGTTTCCCCTGCATCTCTTACCAGTGCAGCTGTTGATCGTACCAACGTTTATACAGCTCTTGCCAATAAGATCAATGCATATCCGGGAAATAACGTGACAGCTTATGGATTGACAGTTGTTGATTTCACTGCAGGAACATCTACTGGTGATGCAGCAACAAACTTCATTCCTGGTGAAATTGTTACACAGCAGACATCAGCAGCTACAGCTCAGGTTGCCAAGTGTAACATTACATCTGGTACGATGGCTGCTGATAATGCTGCAGGTAAGATCTATCTGTATAACATCAGCAACATAGCTGGATGGCTTACAACTGCAGTAACTCTTACTGCTGCTGGTACCGTTGCAGCTGTTACCGGTATAACCCGTGGTTCAACAAACTGCGTTGTAACACAGACCAACGCAACAACCTTACATTTCCAGGGACTTGTAATTGTTGACGATGCTGGGTATTTTACATCATCGAAATTCCGTGGTGGTATCAACAGGGTAAGTGTAACTGCTGGTTTTACAACCGCAGTTGCGGAGATAGTTGAAGCAGGAAATTATGCTCTTGGTGTAGGATCAGACATGCTTCTTCGTATGCCTGTTTATGACGAAACAAAACAGGTTATCATAACCGGTGACAAAGAACTCGAATTCAATGACGGTGACAAGCCAACAGCCGGACAGTACTACAAGAAGTATATCTTCGAAGTACAGGATGGTGATGTTGATGCACTTACAGCGAATAAGAACTTTACGACACGTTACCATGTTCTCTGGTTTAACCAGGCAACATCCGGTCATGTGTCTTCACTGGACTCCGCAATTGATACTGTCATTGCGAAGTAGGGTTAGTTAGGTTAATAGGGGGATGAAATACTCCCCCTTATTACTATTGTTTAACACTAACTTACTTTACTATGTCTGAAGAAACAGATAAGAACTTTGATCAAGGTTCTGAACATCACTCAAATCTTGAGGTGATCGCGATGCTTCAACCTATTGTGACATTAATGGCTCAACAGGAAGAAAGATTATCTAAAAAAATTGATACCGTCCATGCTGATGTTAAAAGGATAAATGGCTCTGTAGCCCAGGCTCATAAAGATATTGCTGACCAGAAACACGAATGCTCTTTAAGAGGAATACAGTGTGCAAAGACTCTTGAGAATGTAAAAGGCGCAAACTGGGTTATTGAAAGACTTTCTGAAATGTCAAAACGTCCTAAGACAGCAGTTGTAATATTCGTCCTATTCATAATAGGTATACAGACCTTAGTTCTTGAGTCAATCAAGAATAACTGGTTAGAACAGGTTTGGAATTATGTTCGATTAGTATTTTGATAAATGAGAATGCTATCAAAATATGTTTCCTACAATGAGATGATTGCAAGCGATACTGCAAAAAGGCTCGGGATTAAAAACATTCCAAGTGAAGAATATGTTCGCAACGCAATTTTCCTTTCGACAAATGTATTTGATCCTCTAAGGGAACACTTTGGAGTACCAATATATGTTTCATCATTATTCCGTTCACCGGAACTTAACAAAGCAATCGGTGGAGCTTTGAACAGTCAACACATGAAAGCTGAAGCAATGGATATTGATGCTGAACGATTTGGTGGGGTAACAAATAAACAGCTTTTCGATTTCATTAGAAACAATCTTGTATTTGATCAGTTGATATGGGAGTTCGGAACAGACAAGGAACCTGAGTGGATTCATGTATCTTATAGCCGGACTAAAAACCGCGGGGAAGTTCTGAAGGCTGTATCTGTAAATGGAAAGGCAACATATTCACTTTATAAATAAATTGTAATGAAAATTGCAGGAACAAATCTTACAGTAAAAGCCGGCAACTGGACAATTAAAACTCCTGGTCGGATTAAGTTCATTTGTGATCTTCTTTTATTTATCAGCTTGGTCATTACATCATTATGGCCGGAGGTTGATATAGCTCTAAAGATAGGAGTTGCAATAAAACTTCTGTCAAATTTCATTGCCGAACATATTCCGGTACCGCCAGTTGAAGCTGTAAATCCAGACGAACAGGTATGAAAAATATCAAATTATACTTACAGATCGGCGGGGTGATTATTATAATCATCCTTGCTGGTTTGTATTCAAGAGAAAGAAAACTTAAACTTTTCGAGAGATCTGAAAAGGAAAGGGTTCAGGACAATCAGGAAAACCTGATGGCTGACAACCAGAATCTTGTTGTTTTGAATTTACAAGTATCTGAGCTTACAGGCAAATACAAAAGAGAAAGAGACAGTATTGCCGAGTTGAACAAACTTAAACCAAAGCAGATAATAAAATACGTTGACCGGGAGGTTTACCGGATAGACAGCGTTCCAAAATATATTCCACTTGAAAGACCAAATGATTCGACTTATTTATTGAAAGACGGTGATGATTGTTTTAAGTACGAGGCGATGATTGTACTTGAGAATGATTCAATGAGGTTTGTAAGACTTCTTCATGAAGAAGCAAATACTTTGGTTGAATCATATTATTGGTACAGGAAATGGTTTCTTGGCAAGAAACAATATACTCAGGTTGCAAACGCTAAGTGCGGTGGAGTAAAGACGACAGAAATAAACATAATTAAAAAAGAGAAACCATGAAATTACCCGAATTCAATTTTAACAGATTCCAGTCATTCATTGACTTTGTAACCACACTTGGTAAAGGAAAGTTTGGCATGGAAGGAACTAAACTGTTCTATGAACTGATTGGTGGTTCAAAGATGTTTCTTGCAGAAGGATCCAGTCTTGCAGGATCATTACCTGCAGGTGCAGATCCTGATACTATATCTGTAGAAGAAATTAACAATGGCAGGGACTTTACAACAGTTCTAAGGTTGAATAACTTTCCGATCGGAACAATGCCTGGTTCAGCAACTGCAAAAGCAATAGGGGCTCTCATATATACTTTTCCTGCAGGTAATCATCTTGAGGAATGTGTTTATGCCAGCCTTAAACTAAATGCTCCGGGAACCGCTGTTGTTGCTCCTGTAGGTATAGGATCAGTTGTTGCTTCAGGCGCAGTTGCTATACTTACCGGTACCGCTACATTTATTGATCGCAGTAACCATGCTTCAATAACAACTGCTGATGGTGGTGGTACAGCTGTTGAAGCTTTAAAAAATACCACAGCTGGTGTTCAGACAGGTATTGCTCTAAACGTAACCGGTTCTGTCAAAAGCGTATTCCTTAATGCTGCAGGTACCTGGAACGTAAACAACGGATCTGGATTCCTTAAAGCTACCGGAACGATTGTTTTGAAATGGACTAAAATGGGCATCTAATGACAGCTGAAGAATTGGTATATGATATTCTTGAAATCAAGAATGCCTTAGAGGACGATCGTGATACTGATGAACTCTGGTTATTGAATAAAATCAATATGTACCGGACAACATTTATGGCCCAGTATTATGCATTGAACAATGAAATACTTCCTTCTTGGCAACAGAGGATCCGTAAGCAAACGGTCAAAAGGATAACTGCTGCTGATGATCCATCCATAATCAATTCCAGTATTGTAGTTGGTAAGGTTACTCTTCCCAAAATAGTAAGTTTCCCTGACGATGTTGGGCTGGTAAGGGTTACAGGATCATCAGGTATATTATCTTTTGATCAGATTGATTTTGATAACCTGATGCTGAAGATTCATTTCAACGAACCGAGAATGGGTGAATTCGGTTGGTGTTCAAGAGTAGGTGATGATTTATTCTTATATCCTTTGATTCGTGAGATACAGGCAATAGTAGTTGCTGAAGATCCATTGTCAATACAGGTTATTGATCCTGTTACCAAACTTCTGAGAGCAATGACAATTACTGATGAATATCCTATTGATATGGATATTGCTCAGAAAATTGTTCTCGAGATACTGACGAAAGATCTTCAGATCAATATGCAAAGTATCTCTGATATTACAAATGACTCTCAAATGCAGTTGAAGATCTTGCAGAATGCTAACAGTAAAGCGGAATGATATTGTCAAGCAGATCGTAAAGAACCGATCCGATCTTACAAGGAATGAAATTGAATTCATTGTAGATCGGTATTTTCATTATGCTTGCCAGGCTGTTATTCACGGGCATGAACTCACAACAAAAAGGGCGCTTAAACTAAAATTGAACTATACTGTTGTAGGTGCAATTCCCAAAGACAAACGCAAGAAATTCAGATCTTCGTTAAGAATGTATGGTTATGTATTGGTTCCTACTTGTCACGATGAGGATGTTAAAAGAAATGGTTACAATTATAAACCTTCGGATTTTCTGATAAATGCCGTTACAGAGCTGGCAGATACAGATATGATTTATACCTTTATGAAGCAATGAAAAAAATATCGATCATACAGCCGATTCTCGATGCCATTGATGAGACAGATGGAACTGTAAGCAAACATATGAACCAGCTTATTAAGTGGGCAAAATATATTGAGAAGCAGATTGGTTCCCGCAATGGTTATCCTTACAAGAGTTCACTTGTTACTATTACCGGAGCTCAGATTGATCAGCCAGATGACTGTTACCGGGTACGGAACTTACTTCTTGGAAACCATACTGACAAACTTAATCTGGCATACCTGAATCAGAACAGTCTTATGGTTAGTGTCGATAATCGTTATGATAGTCAGAGTGACGAGTTCGATCTTGAATATGTCTGGCAGGATCTTAACGCAAGACCTATTAATCGGATATTATGGGAAGAGGTTGGTGATAAGATATCCCTTGCTGACGAGTTTATAAGCCAGCAGATGACGATTATCTATCAGTACATAGAAACTGACGAGAAAGGGTACTGGAAAGTAAACGACAGCCATTCCGAGTCTATCAAGAGGTATGTTATTTATATGATTGCGAAAAAGTTTTTATTCAAGAATTTCAAGAGTAGCAGAATGACACGCAATGGCGACATGGTATTTGTTAATGATCTGAAGAGAGATTATAACATTGCGGTCCGTAATGCCAGGGCAGACGATAATAAAGAATCACCTATTGATACCACAAACGGATGGAAATTCGCAACAGAATAAGAGATGGTGTTCATCTTGACAACACGATATATGAACAGCCTGAGAATACAATGCGTGACAGCCTTAATGGTGTTATCACGAATGAAAGTTCAGGACTGTACAAATGGAGAAACCTAAAAGGTAATTCAATATCATTTTCTTTACTTGCCAATGATCTGTATTTTACTCATTGTATGATACGGACCAGACTATTTGTGATTGCCTTGAATACAACTGAATCACAAATACGATTCTATGAAATAACCTTCAATGGCAATACCGGAACTGCAAATGTAAGATCAACAATATCGAATCTCGGATTTAACTATTCAAGAAACTTTCCGATAAGAGCAATATGGGGATTCTATGAAAGCGAAAATATTCAGAGAATATATCTCACCGATAACAACAATCCCCCCAGGTGTTTCAATGTAGGTGGTGGATCTTCATTTACTGTTTCAGAAAAATTCTCAAGGTTTACTCCGGTCATTGATCATGTATATGGAAAGATTAATCCTCTTGTTTTATCCAATGGTGGAAACCTCAAAGCAGGAACATATTTTTTTGCATTGAGGTATTATACTGAGGATGGATATTATACTGACTGGTCACAGTTGTCAAATCCATATCAGGTTTCCGGAAACACTGTTGGATCAACTTATAATTCATATCAGAATCATGAAGGTGGTGCTCCGAATGAAAATACCGGGAAACAGTTGACAATATCGATTACTGACATTGATCAGCAGTACACGAATATTGTTGTCTGTGCTTTCTATTCCAATGACTACAATACATCTGAGCCAGGTGTAATTATCTATGATGGAAAGATCAATGGAGTTGACAATAAAAATATCATATTCAAGGGAAGCGAAAACTTTGGTACTGTTACAATATCTGAACTTGTCGAAACATCAGTAACGATTGACAAGTGTAAGGATATGCTTTATGCAAAGAAGAAAAATGTGATCTCGAATATAAAAGAGAGAGAGGAACTTGATGTAACAGCACTTACTCCGGATGCAAAGAACAATTATCTTCCTGTTACAATATCGCAGTTCAAGTATAGGATCCTAATGGACACAACCGGTTATCCCGGATTATTGACCGGCGTTGGCCAGGACAAAGCTCTATTTGGAACGAAGACCTCTGAATATGAACAGATCGGTCATTATCTCAGAAAAGGAATGTGGTATAAGGCTGTTAGTACCGTACACTGGCATGATGGCGTGACAAACTATACCGAGAACATTGGAACAGTATTTTTTATTCCAACAACAACCAGTTCGCCTGTATGGGATTCCGGAAGTTATGTTCCCGCGATTGTAATAAAGAAATATCGCAGGGCCGGCCAGACTCCGACAGGTAATGCCACTTATGATGCAAACAATGTGTATGTCTGTGATGTGAAACTGATCCAGAATGAATACCTGGATTATAAATCACCTACAGTTGCAGCAAATCTGAAAGGTTATCCTCATGGTGAAAAGATACGTCTTGGAATACTATTCTTTGACAAAACAGGAAGACCATTCTTTGTTCGTTATCTCAAAGATACCAGTGATGGTGATATCACTATTGCAAAACGTAGTTACAGTAATCCATTGCTTGAACTTTTGAATCCGACAACCGATGCCTATGGATCTATCTATTCTCAGGTCAATGGTCTTGTTACAGGATTGAAGGTAAGTGGTATTGATATCACAGGACTGCAGGATAAGATTGGTGGATTCATGATTGTAAGGTGTCCTATTGTTCATCAATATCTTGGAATGGGAATTGTTACTCCTACTTACATGACAGGAAACAATGTTTATGCTTATCCGCGATTTACTGCATTACAAAGCAGTAAGAAGAATTTCCCGGGATGTTATGACTTTACATCACCTGAAGATATGTTTGGTTTGAAAGATTTTTCAATCCAGCAGAATGATGAACTTGAAAATCTTATGTATCTTGAATCATTCAGAGGGGAAGAAGTCTTTGTTATAAATAGTAGAAACTATGCAGGTTTCGGAAGACGTGAATCTGGATGGGGATATACATTCTATCACAAAATGTATATTCATACAAATCACACTCACGATAATAACGGTGCAGTTGGAGCTTCACATAAGATTGTTTCTGTTACTCCTTACGAAACAGGTGAACAGGATGTTCCAATCAATCCGGAAGATCTCACCAAACTTTATAAGAATACTCTTGCCGGCTGGGATGTTACATACATGCATACCGGATATACAAGCAAGCATTCTGTTGTAATTATCGAAATAAATGAGAATGGTTCATCATATGATCTCAAAGGATCCGATACTTCAGATACACATCCATACGCATTATTGTGTGCTTTAAAGAGGCCTAATGCTGATCCTTATGGTGGAAATAGCGATTCATCACTTGCCAGCTCTGTATATCTTGCAACAGGTCATTTTCAGGAAATAAACACAACCGTTCTCAACCAGGTACTTTCAAATGGAAGATATATCTTCAATGATGTCGAAGTATTTGGTGGCGATACATTCCTGTCATTCTTTGACTATAAAAGATCATGGTACAATGATGATGGTGGCGAATCACATCAGTTAGGTATTGGTGTAATCCTTCCAGTTGAATCACGAATTAATCTTGGACTGAGAGAAGGTGAACATCTTGCAAAGACAAGAACTTATGAACCTTCGTATAATCCTTCGGGATTGAGAATGAAAGTAGGAAGTATGAAGCTGGAAGATTATAACTACAATGATGGTTATTCTTCGGATGATCTATCAGACTATTACCTTCCGGTTCCATTCAATTATACAATGCTTAGTCAATTCGATGTAAGGATCCGATATTCTCCGGAAAAGAACTATGGAGAGAACCAGGATAAATTCAGACGGTTCCTTGCAAATGATTATATTGATCTCGATACCAATCAGGGGCCGATAACAAATATCAGATATAAACAGGATCGTCTTGTTTACTGGCAGCCAGATGAGATAGGTTATATTCCTATCAATGAAAGAGCTTTGACACAGAACTCGATTGGTCAGCCGGTACAACTTGGTATAGGTGGATTATTTGAAAGATATGATCAGCTGATTGAAAAGATTGGCAACTCAAATCAGTTTGGTCTTATTGAATCACCTATGGGATATCACTGGTATGATGCCAGGCGAAAGTTATTCTTCAATATGGATGTCGGATTGAAGTTATCCCCTGAATCAATAATGAAAGGTATTGACTCTTTTTTTAAGCAGATCCCGGCCTCATTTGAATTATCTGACAATCCAATGTTCGGATATGGTTGTCATGGTGGTTACGATCCTCTTTCAAGGATCTTATTCTATACATTCTTTATTGATGGTTCAACAAGTTATACTATTGGGATAAATTCAACTATTGGCAAATTCTGTGGTATGTACAACTTCTATCCAAAGAGTTATATAACCTATATCGAAAAACTTCTACAGCTGGAAGGAGCAAGGACATCGTTCTATGTTCATGGAGTAAATTCAAGTTACGGTTTATTCTTTGGAGTTCAGAAAGTATCTTCTCTGAGTATAATCATTAAAGAGGATTCAAATACTGCAAAGATTTTTGATACCTTTGAATTCATTGGAAACGACAAAATATTTACCAGGATAGGTTATGATAATTCGCTTCAATCGATCATCGAGAATGTGGCCAGTTATGATGGATCCGGTAATTTAACACTTCTTAACAGGAACTATGAATTCAAGAAGAAAAGATGGTTTGGTAATTTCCCGAAGGTATCGCGTGAAAGACTTTCAGATGGTTATCTGAAAGTTACGTTTTATATGGACTCTCCGTGGCCGGTTGAGTTTTATGAGATGGTTTCAAATGTTCGCAAAGAGTTTTGACAATGAGTAAAGAACTTCAGAGATTGAAATGCGGTGGTAAGAAGAAGAAAAAGTTTTCCGATGGAACACTTGCCCCTATTTCTACTGCAGGAATAAAGTTTCCTACACTCGCACCAAAAGTAAATACCTCACAATTAGTTCCAATGTCAGGAGCTAATGTTAATCAGATTGATAATTTATCAGGAATTGGTGCAGTTCCTTTTGCAGAAATGGGAAATATTGCTGGTAACTATCTTGACAGTCTAATTTCAGGAATGGCAAAAAGACCAACAGATGTAAGAGAGAATCCATTACTTAAAACTCTTCGCAGGGATAACGCAGCTGTCGCCGGAAATATTGTTGGTAATACTGCCAAAGGTGCAGGAATTGGTGCTGCAATAGGATCGGCAGTTCCGGTAATAGGTACAGGAATTGGTGCAGCTGTTGGCGCTGGTATAGGTGCTCTTTCGACAACTCTGAAGAAAGCATTTGAAAGCAAGGCTAAAAAAGAGGCTCGTTTAGCTCAGACAAGACAATGGAACGAAGACTGGCTCGGATTATATAATCAAGGCAATGCTCAGATGTCATATGCCGATGGTGGACCGAAATACACCAAAACTGTAACTCCTTTGGTCAAACCTGGTACAAAAATCTCAACAAGTGATCCACGATACAAAGAATTGTATAATGCCAATATGATTGCCGGTTATGATGAAAAGACAGGTATGTATTCCGGAAAGACACTTCCAGAGGTATCTGTTACTGCAGAAAGGCCAATGACTGTTGGTAGAAAACTTGCCGAGGAATATAAAGACTCCGGACCTCTTCATATAATGACAACCATGCCTTTCGAGGCAGCTCTTTCAGTTCCACAGCTACTTGCAACAAAAGCAATAACCGGAAAGGTTCAACGTCCTTCTGAAGCTCTCAAGGTAAAAAGCAAGGTTGGAAAGATCGCAACTGACATGGCACTGGATCCTATGAATCTTGTTGGTGCCGGTATAGGTTCAAAACTTCTCAAGGAAAAGGGATTGCTTGGTAATACAAGAAAAATTGACCAGGCATTGATTGATGAAATTGCTTCAGGAAGGTATCGTCTGCAATCACAAACTCCTGAAGAAATTGCAAGAGCAAGCCAGGAACTTGCTGATATATTTGCCGGTCCTACAAGACGACCATTGATAAACAGTGATATTCCAACTGGTTTTGAAAGAGTCAATCCTGATTCCTACTATCAGTCATTTACAAGAAATTCTGATATTACTCAGGTTCCTGATAGACCTATAAGAACCGGACGTACTCGATTAACTCAGGCAATACGTGACGAAGATACTTCTGTTGACATTGGTAATGGATTGAGAAAAAGAAAAGAAGGAGAAAATATAATTGTCTATGATCCAAAAACCGATGAACAGATTGCAGCATCAGTTAATGGCACTCATGCAGACGGAAGTAAAAAATATACTATCTATTCCAGAATGCCTTCTTCAAGACTTAAAGCCGGTCGTGCTTACAAGGCTCTTGAAAATGAAATACCAAAAGGATCATGGCTTGATAAACCTGGTTCATTGAGTGCAGATAGTTTTCGAAATATAACTGGTCAACTTGATAAGCCTGATAAATGGAAAGCTGTTGTTGAGGGTTTTACTCCAATGAACAATATGGCTCAACATACAAAGGTTGGTTCATCAGAGATGTTTGAAACGGTATTTGATAGTCCTGAGCAGGCAACAGAAAGTCTTAATCATCTTAACAGTCTTCTTGCAAAACATCCAGAGATCCCAAAGCCACGGCTTGTTGAAAGGCCGGCAGATGAAGGTGGTAGTTTTTATAGTATCGAACTTCCAAACATTACTCTCAAAAAGTTATATACTTTACTTGGCATTACAGCTGGTGGCGCTGCAGCCGCAAAATCAACAGATATGAAAAATTATAAGAATGGTGGTATGCTCACTACAGGGAAAAAAACCAAAGAGATCGATGAGATGACAGAATCTTATGCTTCCGGCGGAAAGGTAAAAGGTAAAGGTGGTCCGAAAGAAGATGCTATCACAAAGAAGGTCGAGGATGGATCATTCATTGTTCCTGCAGAGAACGCCAATATAGCAATGTCTTATGGCAAAGAATATCTTGGATGGGATGATAAGGAACAGGCTAACCGGAATTATCCTGGAACGCAGGTTAAGCTCAGTAATGGTGAGGTATTATTCACTCCTGAAGAAGTACAAATGCTTACCTATCATGGTGTAGATCTTAACTCTCTCGCTCCGAATGCTACTGAAGGAATTGGAATGGCAACCGGCGGAACAAAACATCCATTTACAAGCCAACCAACTTTTCAGGAATATGCTGACTGGTATAAACAACAATATCCAGGAACTGATGATGAGGCAGCCAAAGGTGGTTATGAGGCAGATTTTCCTGTAGAACAGGCAAGTGCTGGAGCAGGAGCTGGAGCTGAAGCAAATCCTACATTCTGGCAGAAACTTGGTGACTATACTCCTGAGATAGCAGGATTACTTCAGACAGGAATGGCAATTAACGCTGATAGAAGAGCCGGATCAATGCCTGATATAAATGTATCAGCTGAACTTAAAAGCCTTTCCAAACAGGCCAGAAAAGAAGCTGAGTATGGTCTTGAACCAGGTGCAAAGAACGCAATGCTTAATGCAGCAGAAACAGAAAGACGTAATGCAACAAATGCTGTTGTTAATCGCGGAGGATCATCTGCAGAGATAATGTCGAATCTTCAGGGCATTATGTCAACAGCAACAAATAAAAAATACGAAACTGAGATAACGGATAATGCAGAAAGAGCAAGAAAACAAAGCAGGGTTGATAGCCTTGTTACAAGTATTGCCGGACAGGAAATGGATATTCAAAAGGAAGCACTGCGTACCTGGCGTGACGTTCAAGATGTCAATGCAAATCTGTTGATGGCTGGTATCTCAAATATTGTTGGATCAAGAAAGTTAAGGGCAGAGATGGAAGCGATGAAGAATATCAAATCCAAAGGTGGTGTTACCTTAACAGTTGGTGGAAAAGAAGTGACTTTAAATACATAATGATATGCCGAACTTAGGAATGACCAAAGGCCTCTCCTTTGCGAATAATTGGGATAACGACATTGCAAGATTATACCAACGCGAGGAATTAGCTGCAAGGATAAGAACTGAGAAGGAACGTAAAACACAGTATTACGCTAATCTTCTAAAGCAGGGACACGCGTCTAATCCAAGAGCTGAGAAAGAACTTACAGAGTATTACAAAGGACTCAATAATGAACTGGCGGATATAGTTATCCAAAATCCGGATCTTGAAACCAATGTAACTGCAATGGAGAAGTTTTTAAATGTATCTGATCGGTATATCAACAATGACATCCTTCGTATTGACAAACAGGTTGCCGGAGAATTTGAGAAACTTCGCAATGCTGTTTCTCAGGGTGTTCTTGAACCTGACGAGTACGAAGCCGAGATGAAGAGATATGATCAGTATATCAATTCCAATCCTGGGGAAGCTGTCGAGCCTTATGTATTTACCAATTATCCCAAAGTAACCACAGACGAACTTATCTCTGACACTGTAAAAAATATCGGAGTTGCAGAAAGTGCACCTGTACTGAATGATAATACAGGTCAGTGGGAAACAACAATAACAGCACCTGAGAATAAACTATTGCTTCAGACAGCATCGGTATATTCAGTTCCGAAAAACAAAAGAGTTATTGAACGTGACTTCCAGAGTTACGCTGAACAGAATCCTGCAGTTAAAGCAAAGTATTCCGGACCTGATGGCGCTTTAATTTGGTATCAGGATCGTACCAGGGCAGCTATTGATGTTCGGAAAGCTCAGACAGGAATTGACCTTATGATGAAAGAATCATTTGAACAGGGAAAGAGTGCTGTTTCTGAATATGCTCTTTCCAATAAAGTTAAGACACTTGTTGAAATGGCTGGTGCTGGTGACGATAGTGCATCATGGCCAGCTGTTGATTATGATACCAACCTGACTGCAATGGGTACTTCAAAGACCATTGAGTTCAAAGCATCAAATGGTATAATGTCAGGTGCTACAAAAGAGACCATTGACTTCGGTTCTAAATCCGGAATAGTATTCGTTAAGGATGGATATGGCAAATGGGTTACTGTTGGTGGTCTTCCATATCTTGAAGTTATAGGACACGTTGACAATCCTGTTGATTCTCCTACCTCAGCTGAAGTTGCCAGTGCTCTTTCAAAAGCTGGCTTTGATCAAAAAGAATATTCAAGTGATAGTCCTATTCCTAATTTTGACGATAAGATCACGAAAGGATTACGTCATACAGGTACCATTCTTATTCCAATGAAGATCAGCCCGGATGGATTATCTGTATGGGCAAAAGAACATGGAGGTCAGAAAGAACAGGATGTAGCAAATCAGTATTATGGAACTGATTTTGTCAAGACACAAGCTGAGATTTATAATAAAAAAGGTATCTTGATCGATAAAGGAATTCCTGCAAAAGAGGTATCACAACTTGAACAGGAAGAAGGCAGATATTTCACAGGTGTTAAAAACGGAATCAAAGTCGTTGTTGACAAGAAAACCGGCAACTACTATGATTATAATGATGTTAAATAACTTTCATGGAAGAGCTTCAGAATACCATTCAAAAGGATCTGACAAAGAATCCTCAGACTGCTGATAAACCAAAAGGTAAACCGGTTCCTCTTGGCAATATAAATTACACAACTCCGATCGAGAACAAACCTGTTTCTCCTATACCTCTTGGTAATATTTCTGAAGAAGAACCAGTGAAAGGTCCGAAGCCTCTTGGTAATGTATATGAATCTGATACGGTAAAATCAAGTGTAAACAAAACCGAACCGGATGAAATGCCTATTGATCCTGTCAAAAGGAAAGAGGTATTGTCTGAAAGAAGAAAGGCACTTGATAAGGAACTCGAACAACTCCGCCAGGAAAAAGTTAAACTCAATCAGCAATTAACTTCTAACATAGGATATGGAGCTGCTAAGGTTGGTATTCCTAATCCTGCTTCTACAATGGAGATCCAGAAACGAATGGATGAGATTGATCAGAGGATGGGTGCAATTACTGTTGAACGACTTGATGTATCCAGAAAAGCTGAACCGCTTAATGATGATCAGAAGAAAGAACTTTCACTTGCAACAAAATTCAATACTAATGAGATCGGTGTCCTTACAACAGATTTCAAATCAGCAATCAATAAGTATGGACTGAATAAGGTTGAAGATTTCCAGAACTCAGATTGGCAGGAAAGATTTACAAATCAGGAAAAATCATCTGTTGCTACATTCGAACAGTTGAAACTTCCTGAAGGTATGTTTACTTATTCCGCATTACGTCATGCTAAGAATCCAAAGATAGACCAGACTGAACAGGAATCTTTATTCAAAGAATTTACTTCAATGACTGGAAGTGCCGCATGGAATGGTCATGGATCGCCAATGCCTATTAATCGTGAAGGTCGAATAAAAGTTGCTCTATCAACATTGAAGAATTATGTTGACAAGAAATTTCCTGAAGCTGATGCTGATTTCAAAAAGAACAAAATGTTCGAATATTCAAAGTACTTCAATGCTTTGATGTCATTCGATCCTAAAGATGGTCATCCAACGGTTGAAGGATTACAGTTATATGCTTTGAATCAGAACTCATATATTACTGATCGTTATGGCGAGATGGCTATCCTTCAGAATAAGTTAAAGAAACTTAAAAGTGAAGGAAAGTTAAATGGACAGGAAGAGTATTATGACTTTGTAACTGAGGAAATGAAAACATTGAATGCTCTCAAGCAGTTCAATGAAAAGATACTTACTATTCCAGTAACAAGATCCGGTATGTCGGATGTATGGGGAGCATTCAATCCAGAGGGTGCTATCGGTAGTAAATCAATGAGTGATATCGCCTCTCTTGGTGTCCGTGAAGTAAAGAGGTTGCTTGAGGCAAAAAATGTTGCGAAGAAACTTGAGTCTGGACAGATGCTTACCTGGGGGGAACAGAAACTTCTTGAAACATATTCAGCTCTTCAGGAAGCAGAAGGCAAAGGAACCAAAGGTATAATGTATCAGGGATTGGGTGGTGTTATTGATATGGTTCCATATTTTGCAACATTTGGTGCAACGAGTAAACTTGTCTATACTCCGGTAAGCAAGGGAGTAAAAACAGCCCTTACAAAAGTATTGCCTCAGAGTCTTGTTGCAAGATCAATAGTTAAATTAGGTCCTGCAGCAAGTAAGGTTCTCGCAATGGAAGAAATGAACCTTGCAAAAGGTGCTATCCAGTGGACTGCCCGGGGAATAGGTTCTCTTGTACAGACAGCAGCGGTACCGCAGGCAATAGAACGATATGCAACCGAAAGGGAAATACCTGAGATGCAGACTCAGTTTGATGAAGGTATGCGTAATATCGTTACAACCCTTGACAAGAATTCCGGAGAAACAAGAAGTGAAGCTCTGGCAAAAGGATTTGCCTCATCATGGATGGACTTCGCTTTTGAACATTCAGGTGACTATCTGAAGAAGTTTGTCAAGATGCCTGGTCGTGTTACGGCACAAATGCTTGATCGTCCTCTTTCAAAAGATATCCTTGTTGATAATGCCATTAAACTTTTCGGGTATAAGTCTTGGGATCAGATGTATGAAAAGGTTCTCAAGAAAGGACTTGGATGGCACGAGTTCTGGGGTGAATATCTTGAGGAACTTGGAACACAGGTTGCCCAGGCAGTTGTCACCGGCGATGGTATTCAAAAAGAAGGTTTCCTTGAACAACAACTTGTAACAGCTCTTACAATAGGTATTGCCAGCGGTATTCAGAAAGGCGCTGGTGCAGGCATTAAGTATGCAATGTTCGGAAACATCGGTGATGATGTCGCATATATCGGGAAAGATTCTTCCGGGAAGAAATCAAAGGTTATAATACCAAAACAGGTTCATGATGAACTGATGACAATTTTTGGTGAAGGATCCTTGATCGATGGAGAAAAGATCGATGCTCTTTTTAACAAATATGTTAACAATGAAGAATCGAATATAAAACTCAATGAACAGCAGGTTAAGTTCATTGTAGATCTTGCAATGCAGGAAGGTCAGAAGAAATTCCAGCGGGCAATGGTTATTGAAGCTCTTCAGAAAAATGGTGTTAATGTAGAGGAAGCAATGTCTGAAACTGATGAGGACGTTCCGGATTCAGAAGTACAAAGTAATCGCAAAACTCTTTCGAAGACTGATGTAGATAAAATTGTAAAGAAGAATGAGAAATTCAAAAAGCTCTATCCTGATCTTTACTCAGAAGGTTTACTTCCACAATCACAGACCGGACAATATACTGAACCAACAGCTGATTATCTTTTGTCATTAAAAGAACAGTTCGATGAAGAAGTCAATGGATTGATGGCTCAACGTGAAGGAAAGAATAGTGATCTTCAGTTCCAGGTTGATTTTAATAATGCTCTCAATAAAAGAGATATTGTAAACAAGTATCTTGATAAGATATCCGACAATGTAAGCGTTCCGTTCAATTACAGGCTTCCTTCAGAGAAACATGCAATCATTACCGAGAAACTTCATAATGAGGAAAAGGTTGAAGGAAAAGGAACTCTTGTTACAGATAGTCGGATGCTCGTTACATTGCCTAATGGCGACCAGGTTAATGTTTATCTTGGTCAGCAACCCGGCATCAATGAAACTGCAGAGCAGTATAAGGAACGCACAATACTCGCACAGAGAGCTTCACGCAAAGGATTACCTCTTGAGTTCAGACTTGTACCAAAACAGGACTGGAACCCGGATGATCAGGCTTATGAAACTGTTTTCAATGAATATACCGGCCAGAATGAGAAAGTTCCTTATGGTGATAGGATCGAGGTTCTTTCTGAAGGCAAGATGATCGGTGCAGTTCAGATCCACAATTACAATGAACAGGGTATCCGTGCCAACAAGTATCGTAAGGCCGTTCAGATGGCAAGTAATGCATCAGAAGATATTGTTCATGATCTGCAGATATCTCCTGACAGTACTGAAACACCAGAACAGAGAAAGGAAAGGCTTAACAAGAAACTAACAAACCTTATCTTCGATCTGAACCGCAATCTTGAGATCGACATATCACAAACGTTGCCCTGGTTAGTAGATAACATCACCAAAAACAAAAAGCTGTCAGAGGCCGATAAAAATGCATTATTCAAGGTAATTGAAGAGAATAAAGAGAGTATTCAGAATCATGTTCAGGCAGAGAAACTGAAACTTGCCGGATTCAAGACAAAGGATAGTCCTCTGGTGCTTACAGAACATGAAACTTCTGAAGCTGTATCATTGACATCAGCAATGAAATTGAATGATAACCTGAAGACATTCTTTCCTCTTTGGAAACAGGTAGGTGAACAGAATGATATTCCCCGGGAGAAAGTCGAGATGGAATTTCATTTCATGGCAATAAGTCCTTCTATCAATTCTGTTATTGATGAGGCGACATATATTGAATGGCTTACCAAGCAAAGGGATGAATCAAAGGTAAGAGGTGCTATTTCCGAGTTCCTTCTTCAGAGATCAACATCAGGTGAACTGGTTATTCCATTTACAAAGATGTTGAGTGCTATTGATTTCTATAGCAATGTCAGGCTTGTCAAGCAATATGGAATGATTTTCGACAAGAAAGGTGCAAGGATGGATGATCTCAATCCGCCACAGTCCTATGCCGAGTTCCTTGAAAAGTTCTATAAGCACATTGAAACATTCGGTTTTGAACGGGCAAGGCAGGAACTTATAAAGTATGATGCTGAAAGTGATCAGTTATTCAAGAATGAAGGACTACTTACTGAAGAAGAAAGAGCCGGCCTTAAACGGATCCAGTTCGAAAGAGACCTTGAGTTACTTGAGAAGATTACTGGTATCGAGGCAAGTCGATGGAGATCGTATTTCTATGGAAAAACAAATGAAACCATTCAGTTCCCTGCACCAAATTCAGGTCAGAAAATTGACTTTGGTTCCTATGATAATGTATTGAATAAGGATTCTTTCAGACCAAGTTACAGCGGTAAATGGTATTTTCTGAGACAATCCAATTTATTATTTAACCTTAAACTTCTTTCAAAAGAACGTGACGAGGATGTTTTTAGGAAAAAATTCATTGATTACTTCACAAAGTCAAGAGGATCTGCAGAAGACAATAACCTTGTATTCTCCAATCTTTTCAAGCTCAGTACATCCGAAACTGAAATAGGAGCCAATGGTCAGGACGTGAAGGGCGATAACTTCTCTTCATTCCAGCAGATGAGTGATCTGTACTGGACAGTTGAGAATATTCAGTCATCAGTTGTAAGCAATCCTTTGGCTACATACTACAAGACTATCGGTAGTCCGATGCAGATAGTTATTGTCAACGGACTTCATAACAGGGCTATTCAGGATAATAAACATAGAAAAGGTACTCCTTCCACTTCGATGAGCATGGAAGATATCTGGACCACTTTGTTATTCAACTTTGCCAATGGTTCGGAGACATACCTTCAGAATGTGGGCCAGTTTGCCGATAAACCTTACATATACCTGGTCAAAGTACCAAAAGTAATGGTTCCTACTTCTGCACAAATAGAAGCCGCAAATCAACTAATGGATGGCAAATTTCAGGATTCGGTTGAGTTCCTTGTGAAAGATATCTGCAGGAATAACCTTTCATTATTCAAGAAACTTGCTTCCGGTTATCCGACATCGCTTCCAAAGACAAACGAGAATTACATTGCAAACGAGAATGAACAGCTGAGGAACTTTGTATCAGCTTTCGTTTATAACTATGCAATAAACCAGAAGGATATAAATGAGATCTTCTTTGGTGTTCAGGATAAGATATCATACCCGAAAGGTATTGTTGATATGTTCAAGAGAGCCGGAAGTACAAACAGCCCTGGTTATCGTCTGAACACAAATGTCATTGGTGGTGTTGGCAAGACATTCAAGTTTGCAGTTATCAATGACAAACCGATCTTTGATAAGGACGGTAAGAAACTTACCAAGAACGGAATGGATGGTTGTGTGTTCTTTTCAGATGCTATTGGGAAGAAGATGCAGGTATCTGCCGGAAGTCTGTATTCAAAAGAGAAACAATTCCCTGTACTTACCACTACAAAGGCTTTAATGTCATGGAAGAATAAGGCAACCAACCGCAGAGGACTTGTAAAAGGTAACTGGTACAATATCGAAACAATGGCAAAAGACACGGATGCTGAAACATACAAGGCAATCCGTGACTTCATGAAGGAAAACAAAATTGATGTTCTTGCCATTGGTACATCATCAAGTGTTAAGATTCTCGATGAAGGTCAGGTAATTACAATGTTCGACGAGAAAGGTGGAATAAACAAATCACCTGCAGTTGATCCTTCATTTGGTATCATGGACAAATCATGGGATGATGTATTCGTTCAGCAGGATCTCAGACATTCAATGGAACCAAAAGTATCGAAAGCACCTACACAGAACTTCACAACGATGCTTTCTCTCGATAATGGTTTCCGGATCGCTGGATATGTCATGGAACTTCAGAGGCTCGGACTTGAGAATCTGTCAAAGGAATTCAACCAGAAGGAACCTGATGAATCAAAACGTGACTGGCTTCTTGAAAACATAAATGAATTTTCTCAGAGAGATCTTCTTAACCTGGTCCGGATGGGATTGACAGTTGACGATCCTGTTTATCGGAATATGATGAGGAAGATCATGGCTTCTGCAGTAAATAGAAAAGCTCTTGAGATACCTATTAATAGGATTGTAACCATTGAAATTCCAGACCTCGATCATCAACTTGAACCGATGCGGAAATTCACAATAAATGGTGTTGAGAAGACAATGCTTGCCGAGGCTGGTGCCAGTGTTCCCGGTGGCCGTGTTCACAATTACAAGTTCGAAGGAAAGGTCGAGGAAGCTATTGCATATGTCAATCAGCATGCAGAGAAATATCGTGATCTTTTCGATGAGAATGGCAACCTTATGGAATGGGAAATTCGTGGCCGTAATGGTGTCATTCCCGGGGAAGTTATTTTTCTTACAAGGGTTCCAAACTCAGGATTCAGCACATTCGATGTTGCCAGACTGAAGATCAACTTTAAGTCAGGTAATTATGCAATGATAAATCGTGAAGGACAGATCGCAAGTAGTTCTGACTTCGATGGTGATCAGAGATATGTTCAGGTTCCATTCAAGCGTGAAGGATTGATATTCTATGATGAAACACAGGAAGGTATTGCCAATCAGATAATGCGTCTGGTAGTTCAGGATTATACCAATCCAAAGTTCTTTGACAGGATCCGGTACATGATCGACACAAACGCTTATGACGACATCATTGAAGGTATAACATTCCCTTCATACAAATCAGTCGATCCTCTGGCATTTCAGGATGCAAGGCTTAATAATAAGGTAGGACTGGACATGAAAGGTGGTATGACAAACCTTCTTACTGTTTACAGTCTTATATCCAGATATAATATTCCTTTCAAGAAAAAGAGAAAGATGGAACATGAAGAGTCAGGTTTCTGGCTGACCGGAGTTGCTCGGGATGAGTTCGGAGCTATCCGTGCTCACATGGAAAACTTTCTCACAATGTTCTTCGATAACCAGAAGGATCCTAAAGTTGAGAAAATGGGATTCAATGAGATTTCCGGAAATATGTTTGTTCTGATGCTTATCGGTAATGAATATTATGGAAGCAATGCTACAAACAGCGATGGATCTCCGAGGTTCAAGAATTTCAATCAGCATTATTCATTCATCCATGATCGGATAAAAGATCAGGTATCATATTTCACCAGTCCTCTGATGAAGCATTTTGTGAAAGAAATGAGAAGGGAAAATGGTGGTATGAGGGCAAAGGATGCGAATAACGTATTTCGTGGACTTATGAATTATGCCAAACGTGGTGCTCCATTTACAGTGAAGGATGTTGAGAACTTACGGACATTGTACTTTTATTCAAGAGAATTATCTGATATCAAAGCTCTTCATACATTAACACAGGAAGCTCCACAGACATATTCAGAATTGCTTATCGCCGAAAGATTAGTTAATAAAGCAAAGGGAAACAGCGAATCGACATTTAAGTTGTTTGATCTCCGGAATATCATCGACCAGGAAGGTAACTTCATTCCTGAGTTCAGGGCTATTGATATGGTTCTTGATTTTTCAAGGAACTTTATATTCGATGACGTTGTTGAGAACACCGTTCTCGGTAAGCAGATCTACAATTATATTTTCCCGAAACTTGCAGCTGCTGATCTTGAAAAGAAACAACGTCAGGCTGAAGAAGGTGATTTCATATCTGAGAAGAAAAACTTCACTCAGGATGAACTGGATGCAATCAATTCAGCAATCAACAATGTATTCAATATCCGTGCAATCGGACTGAAGCAGAGTTTTGACAGGACAACCTTGCAGCTGGCAGAACAGTATGACAAATACAAAGAGTCAATGCCAGGCAATTTATTCCTGAATTTTGTTGAGAAAACTGAAGGCAATGAATTCCGGATCGTGAATGAATGGAGAAAGACAAAGATTCATGATAACATTCTTGACAAGATTCGTGAGGACTTTGACAAACTTCCTGATAATTTGAAAGATCTTTTCTCAACATATCAGATTCAGAAATACGGATCATCTGTTTCGACAACCAATGGTGGATTCTATCTTCTTTTCGGAAATGAATATAAGGTTGAACTTTCACGAAGGGCCCGGGAAGAAATGGACAACTGGTATTTTGATCAGATTGATCCAATGGAAAAACTTGCTATTGCACAGTGGGTAGTAAGATCGAACAGGATGTTCTCTATAAGGAACCTGCAGGAATTTACTGATCGTTATGATCGGCTTGTTGATTACTATGTTGATCCTACAATTCTTACTCCATTACATCGCGATACTCTTGAGGCTGTTGAATCGTATGACGATATCAACGATCCTAATCTTGCAGCTTATAAGGCCAGTATCACAAAGGATATGGTTGAATGGGCAAGAATGAACTATCCGCCTCTGGATCCTGCAATGGCAAATAGCTACAAGAATATGCTTCATCCAGCTGTCAAGTCACATATGGAAGCCAGGAGAAAAATGGCCAATATGTTTTTCCCGACACATGGAGAGATGACAGACGATGAGGTCCGTGATTTTTACACTGGTAATGAAGAGATGCAGATGATGCTAAGTTTCGATGAAGGACTAAATACTTTCATCTTTAATCATCTTCGCGAGCAGTTCCCGGGAGTACAGTTCTTTAATGATAGAGATGCCTTCATTCAGTTCGTCAGGCGCAATATCAACAGGACAATCGATATAAACCTTCGAGCCGTTGGTCATGCCTTTAAAAACGCTGTATTCATTGATCCTGCACGTCCGGTACAGGAAGCACTATTCCATGAGCATACACATATCTATTGGGATGCTTTACCAAGTGATAGTGATATCAAAATGAAACTTCGGACTCTTTACAAGTCACTTCCATTGTATTCAAAGGTTGATGATCATGATCTGGACGAGTTTATTATCAGGGATATTGGAAGGGCCGGCACTGACTTTGCCGGAAAATACATGAATAGTTCGATCCTTGATAAGTTCATGATGCTTATGAAGGACTTCTGGAACACTGTCAAGATTGCTTTTGGAAAATACAACCAGACAGATCTTATCAACAAAATGGTTTATTCCGTATGGACAAACCGCGGGAAAGTAGGAACCAGTTCAAATCTTGGTGATGCACAACTGAACAATCTTGTGCTTAACGATGATGCGGCCAACGATGTCGTAAGGGAAGATGAACAGTTCATGTGCCGGATCGGTGATGTAAGAATACCTGGTATAACAACAGTTATTGACCGGTTCAAGTACGACAAATTCGATTCTGAGAAAACACTTCAGCAGAATATCAATTCCTTTGAAAAGTTCTGGAAGGAAAGAACAGGCAAGGAACCAACGGACGAGGATGTTTATTCATACAGTCAGTTTATAGCCAATCAGTGGGCCGACAGAACAAATGCCGGTAATACCGTTCACCTTATGGCAAGAGAAGTGTTCAGCGGAATACCTATGAGTCCGACAGTTCAGACATTGAATTTCAACACAGGTATTGCCAGCCAGCTTCGTGATTCATTTACCAAACTCAAGATCGAGATCCTTCAGAAATATCCCGATGCAAAATTCTATACTGAACTTCCGATAGTATCTATAAAGAATAAGGTGTTTGGCTATGCTGACCTTGTTGTTGATATCGGCGATCATCATCTTTTACTTTTCGACTGGAAGACAACTGAACAGGAGTACAAGAATGAAGATGGAACTATTGCTGATTACTACAAGAAGGAATTCAGTTTCATGCTTCCACCTCTCACAAAGATCAAACAGTCAAAAGAAGTTACTCACAGACTGCAGTTAAGTATCGAGGCAATGATCCTTGAAGAACAGGAATATGATGACGGATCAGGCAATGTTCAGAAGAATATTGTTGATGGTATGTTTATTGTTCCGGTGATCACAAAACTTGAAGGTCGTAATATCAGCGAGGCACATATCTCGAATATAGTTGTTGGCAGGACTTCCGGAACAGGTGTTGCTTACCAGGCTTCTGTAATGGAAAACCTTATAAAGATGGATCCGCTGAAGAATATTGCTAATGAGATGCTTCAGAAGTATCATACATCGACACTCGATCTGAATGATAAGTACATGGATTTGAAAGAAGAACTGGCTGTCAATAAAGTTCCTTTCCCTGTTGCTGACAAGATGCTTGAGGCTTATGCATATCTTTCAGCAAACTCATACCAGCCTCTTGAAAGAATAGATCATCATGGGTTGAGTGCAATCCGCGGGAATGGATTCAGAGGATGGTACAATAAACTTCTTACCCTCGGATTCACTGTACAGGATATGAACGGTGATCCTATTAACAAAATCGATCCTATTCCATTTGAAGCATTGCTTAACTGTGCTGTTGGTAATATAACAAGAGTACAATGGGAAGCTCAAAAGAATATTCTTTTTCCGGAAGTGACTATCGAAATAAACTTTACTCCGAAACTTAACCCGAAATACATTGCATCTGGAAACGGTTATTTCCACAAAACATTAGGTGGTAATGATTATTACTTCCATGAAGCCGGTACCGAAACATTAAGTGAAGGTGACGAGGTTATCCGTATTGACGAAATCAATTATGGTGGCCATACTTTCTTCAATCATGAGATCTATAATGTAAAGAAAGTTCTCAAAAGAGGTAAGGTCGTATTCCTTGAACACGCAGATTCTCACGTTCAGGTTAAGATAACCAATGTCGAAAAAACTGAAGGACTTCTCAAACTTGATAGAACTCCAGATCCACAACTTCACACAGGAACAAATAACTATGTTGCAAAGTGGATTGAGGTAAAAGAACCTATCAGGGAACGTCACTGGATGGATAACAGAACACAAGCCAGCTTTGGTGATAGTTCAGAGGCCGAAAAGAACTGGCAACGTCACAACATTGCTAAAAAGGTATTGTATCGTTTTTTCAGGAAATATAATACAAAGAATAAAGTTATGGATGTCCTCGAGGATCTGGATATCCTGAAAGAAATCTATGCAGATCTTGTTAAGGTTTCCGGAGAACAGATTGAGGTTTCACGTCCGTTGATGAACTTCCTCGGAGAAGAGATATTGAATCATATCATGGCTGCACAAATCCGTGAAGAGAATAAGAACGGACCTTCAGCATTTATGCCAATGACTCTCAATATCTATAAACTCATTACTTACAACAAGGATGCAGTATTTCGCACTCTTGGCGGGTATAATAAATTTGCTTATGCATGGGCCCCTACAAGAAAGATACAAGGCGATTATCCAGCATTAAACTGGGTACTTACCGGTGTTGATCAGGCATTACTCAAGATTCAGAAGGAACAGTATGATCTTGGAAAGAAGATCAAGCCTTATCTGAATACTCTCGATCATACCAGGCTTATTGAAAAAGTAGGAAAACATTATGAATGGCGACTTCCTTCCGATCCTTACGTTACTGAACGCGAAGCAATGTTTCTGAAGATCATTTATGATCATTACTATGAAAGGGATCCAAAGTATATTGAGTATGGAAAGACACATCAGAAAGAAGGAAAGAACTTCGATGAGCATGGTTTCCCTGTAAGGATAAGAGTTACCAGGTTACATGCAACTCGTCAGGAACTTATTCAGAAGCTCGGAAGGAAATGGGGCGGTGTTATCTATGATATAATGTCAGAAACTCGATTTGACAGGATAAAATTCGATGTCAATGGCAAGGTGATGACTCTCGGTGAGATTAAGGAACTCTTTGCAATAGAGAACGCAACTGATGAAGAAATCAAGGAATGGCTTGGTCCCCGGATTCAGTATATGTTCATGAGTATTCCTTTCATTCGGAATATGGTTATTACCAGAGGTAAGTTGTACAACTATGTGAAAGAGGCAAAGAGTATCTATGAGAATGGAAACAAACTTAATCCTGCAGCCCGGGAACTTGGAAAGAGTGTATCACCTATCAAGGACACAGCTGTAAGGTATAAGACTGATCATATTGTTGAGGCAGAAGCAAAGGTTATGGATTCGAACATCTTTGCATATTATATGAAAGAAATGATTGCCCCGATCGAATATGTGCTTGCCAACTATCAGGGTGTTGATAATGCTCACAAATATCTCAAGGAATATACTGATCTCATCGTTTACAAGAAAAGTACACGTATGGGATCTGAATGGGTTGCTTTGGCTGATACTCTTCAGCAGTTCACTTCCCTTCGTTTCATTTCATATTCTTTAACAACACAGGGATATAACTTCTCGATCGGCCAGACACAGAATATTGTCAGGGAACCAGTTGCTTATGGCACTGGACTAAAGAGGATCTTTTCAGGCAATCCTTTCAAGAATTCTGTCAAGGCTATCAATATCCTTAGAAGTTATGGTCTTGGAAACATTGTTGATGAGGCTTATTTCGATACTCTTGCAAAACGAGCTGGAGTTGACTTCAAGTGGGGTGACAAGAGCCGTAACCTAAGTTATGAATCATTTGTCGCTGCAGGGTATGCTCCGATGGAATTTATCGAAAGGATCAACCAGGTACCTATATTCGCAGGTTTAATGACACAGGAGGAATGGGATTCATACGATATCAATGGTGCATTGATCAAAGGTAAGACCGGCCTCAAAATACACCGTGCAGAGATTATTTCAGACCGGGTTCGCGATGTTCATGGTGATTATACTCCAAAAAACGCAGCTCCATTCTGGAACACTTCGATAGGTGCTTCAATGTTTCAGTTTACAAAGTGGGCCCCGACACTTATTGATTCCAACATAATGCCTTACCATTGGGATAAGAATTACATGGATCGTAGTGGTATCCTGCAGTCTGTTGCGATACTATCAAAGATTACAGCCTACAAAGTATTTGTCAGTCCAAGCGAGAAAGCCAGGTATGAATATTTGAGAAAAGCATTACTTAGATGGCCACAGAAAACAAAGGTTGAGGAATATAACAGGTGGGTAAACAAAACCTTCTCACGTGAAGAAGAAAGAAAAGAAAAAAGAATAGATTTAAAAAATCTCGATCCTGATATAAGGAAAAAACAATCTGAATACCTACATGGTGTTAGCGATTATATGAAAATGCTTGCGGTTGCCAGCAGGGAAGGAAGATTAGAGTACAAACAATTAAGTGATCAGGATATAAGAAACCTTATTTCCGCAACTTTGAAACTTGCGATGTTTATTACCATTCGGTCATACATCGAGAGCAACAGAAGAAAGAATAAACTTGAACAGGCACTTCGTCCGGGATGGGATTTATTCTTTGAAAAGATGGCTACCAGATTGCAATCAGATATGTTTATACTTCTTGGTGAAGCAAAGACAGCTACCGGAATGCAGTATGGTGGATGGACACTTCAGAAACTTCAGAAACCAGTTCCTCTTGTTGATTATGCAGTAACAGGCACTAAACTTATTGTTGACTGGGCAACCGCAACAGCTGACGTGGCAAAACATATTGGTCCGGCAATCCGCGGTGATGAAGGATCTCTTACAGAATGGTGGCGACCTGATGCCGGATATTTCACCAAGACAACAAAGACAGCCCTTGAGGGTGACACAAAGTTCTGGTATGATCTTGCCAGTCTTGCCCCTGCAGGAAATGCTGTAAGGATGTTGTTTGAAGCGAGAGTATCATTTGCAACAAAAGAGGAATACCTAAAATATCTCGATGAGGCAGGATTTTCCGAGGAAGTAACGGAAAAACTTCAGTCCTATGTTGAAGGAAAGAGTATCAAGGAACTTACCGACTTTGCTGTTAAGTTCAATGCCATCAAAGATCTGATGAAAGCTGCAGCGATAATGGAAGCTATTGACGGACATTCCGTAGAATACAGAGATCTTATCAATGGAAAGAAACTGATGACAAAAGAGAAGAATTTTATGAAGGATGCCATCAGTGGGTTGATGTATCTCAAGGATAGCCAGATCGACGAAACAAAACTTCAGTGGATATCAAAGAGAGCAAATGATCTCAATGAGTTATTGAAGGAAGGTGTCAATCAATCTAATCCTGAGATTATGAGAAAATTTAATGAAGCTGTCAGGAAACTCGATGAAGATCCTGGTATGTTCTCGATGACTCCGGAAGAAAAGGCTGAACTCAAAAAGAACATTGATGTACGGAAAAAGGCAGAACCGGAAAAAGAAACAATTTGGAATAGATTCAAGAGTAAAAAACAATAACTTTATAAAAAATTAAGACATGGCACTTACAGGGGTTATATTGCAAACAGTGGTTCAGGAATCACAAGATGCACAGCAGATCCGGATGTGGGATGAATCCAACTGGAACGGATTAGTAGCATCAGTAACAGATGCACTGATAGTCATATCGTATTACGATGTTGATGGTGTACTTCATACATTCGATCCTTATGACCTGATCATAGGTGCTGACAAGACAAAGTTCAATCAGTATCTTGACAAGCAGGCCGGTCATACCATAGAGCTTTCAAATCTTCTGATCAATGCTCTTCCAAATGGACTTGACAGACTTCCAGATGGATATTACATTGTCACTCTCCATGTAACAGATGGAAGTTATGGTGCTTATTCAGGTGGTGGATGGCCGAAGTATAACAATCCACAGGCTTTCCTGGCAAAGTATCGTTTCATGAAACGCAATATGCCGGCAGCTATACTTGAATGGCCGATCACTCAGGCAAACAGAGAGGCAAACTATGATGTTTTTGCAGTAGGTTTATATCTTGAGGCAGCTGAGTACGCTGCAGACTTAGGACTTCAGAGTAAGTTTCAGAAGTTCATGACAGTACTCCAAACGATATTTGACTATTACATTATTCCTGAACCCTGGTAGAATATGGAACGTGACAGCCAATTTGTAAAGACTGGTGCCACAATATTCTATGTTTACTCTGATGATATTCTTTCGCATGGATATCCATACTTCAGATTAGGCGATAGAATTAAGGTAGTTAGTACCGGCACGCTTCCAACTGGTCTTTCAAGCAATACTTATTACTGGGTAATCCCCATTGATGAGTATAACTGTCAGCTTGCAACATCTCTCGCAAATGCAATGGCTGGTACTTATATTAGCGTTGATTATGGTACTGGCACAGGAGATCATCAGATAATTGATTTCCCTGTTGGTGGAAGCGAGAATTTTTACATGAATGAAGTTTATGGTATTGATATCAGGCAGAACGGCGTTCCTGTATCAGTTCGTGGACATACTCATACCGAAGCTGAAACAAGAGTTACTTCTGAAGAAGTTCTGAATAAACTTCTGGTTCGTGTTAATCCTGATCAATTCGATGTTAATAATAACGATCAACTTAACTTAAAACTTGATGGATTTAGTGTTCAGGGTGTTGGTGGATCTCAGGGATTAACTGGAGCTCAGGGAACACAGGGAGTGCAGGGAACGCAAGGAATTCAAGGGATGGAAGGACTGAGAGGTATATCCGTATCAGCATTTCCATTTATTTACAATGAAACAACAGGATCTGATTATCCCGGAGCTGCAAAGATTGCTTTTGATGATACTGATTTAACTGTTGTTACAACTGTTTATGTATCTCCATCTGACAAAAATGGAAACAATATCTATAACTGGCTTGATCTGATCAAGAATTCAGACATTATTATACTTCAGCATCCATCAAATCCATCTATCTTTTTTGCATATCAGGTAACAAATTTTGGAACACTGCCAGCTGATACTGGTGATCCTATAATGTGGCCAGAATATTTTTGGTTTGATTTGTCGTTCTTAATGAGTGGCACACAGACTACCTATACTGATGGCGATGAAATTTATTTTGGATTAAGTTCGATTGGAATAAATGGAGTCCAGGGTGTACAGGGTATTCAAGGATCAGGAACTAATGGTGCTCAAGGAATACAAGGCGTTCAGGGTATTATAGGGCCACAAGGACCAGCTCAGGGAATTCAAGGAACGCAAGGGATACAAGGTGCGGGTACCGTAGGTGTTCAGGGTACACAAGGAATAATAGGACCACAGGGACCGGCTCAGGGATTGCAAGGATATACAGGTACTCAAGGTACTACTGGAACACAAGGATTAACAGGTACGCAAGGTACTGTAGGAACGCAAGGCACTACCGGAAGTCAGGGTACTACAGGATCTCAGGGTTTAACTGGCAGTCAAGGTACTCAAGGTATTCAAGGACGGCAAGGAACAACCGGAACACAAGGTTCAACTGGTAGTCAGGGAACTACAGGTAGTCAGGGTACCACAGGTAGTCAGGGTTCAACCGGAACTCAAGGACTTACTGGAATACAAGGAACAACGGGTACTCAGGGGACGACTGGTTCGCAAGGATTAATCGGAAGCCAGGGAATACAAGGTATAACTGGCATACAAGGAAGTCAGGGAACGCAAGGCATTCAAGGCAATACCGGAAATGTCGGGCCATCAGGTGGTACATCTGCACCATATATATTTAGTTCAACAACTACACCGCCACCATCTTCCGGACAAGTTCGGATGGATAATGCTTCTTTTGCTTCTGTAACTCATTTATATATCAGTCAATATAACTCTGATTCTATAGATGTTGATATATTACTTGATTCATTACAACCTGGTGATCATATAAAAATTCAAAGATTCAATGTTCCGGGAACGTATGGATATTTCCATATTACAAACAATAGTCAGCAGACAGGATATCATGATCTGACTGTTACTTATTTGACAGGAGGTGGTTCTTTGTCAAATAATAACCAGATTGAGATATCCGCAACAATACTTGGTCCTCAAGGTACGACAGGTTCTCAGGGAACTCAAGGTATTCAAGGTAATCAGGGAACAACTGGAATACAGGGTACAACAGGTATTCAAGGTACTACTGGTTCGCAAGGTACAACGGGCACTCAGGGTACTACCGGAACGCAGGGTACGACAGGCACACAAGGTTTAACTGGAACGCAGGGAACTCAAGGAATACAGGGTAGGCAAGGCACGACAGGTATTCAAGGTACGACTGGATCACAAGGGACTACTGGTAGTCAGGGAAATACTGGAATACAGGGTTCAACCGGAAGTCAGGGAACAATAGGAACACAAGGATTAACTGGTATTCAGGGTATTCAAGGAACTCAAAGTGTTCAGGGAACACAGGGTATTCAGGGAACTTCAGGAGCCGGTTATACTTTTACTCAGGGAACTACTATGCCTAATCAGGTTGGTGGTTATGAAGTTGGAACAACATTCTCCGCACAAACACTCGATCAGATGTGGAACGGACTTCTTTATCCTTATCAGTATCCTGCCGTAACAGCATTTGCTCTTACAGGATGGGTTGCAATACTTGAATGTGGTGAGAACTTTGCCGGAGGCAGCCAGACATTCACCTGGACATTCTCAAACTCAGGAAACGTCAACTCAAATACTGTATTCATTCGCGATGTTACTAATTCGACTGATCTTGCCAGTAACCTTGCAAATGATGGAACAGAAGCAATAACACTTACTGCAGCAACTCAGACAACCAATGGTGCAACAAGAATATGGAGTATAAGAGCAACAAACAGTAAAGGCCAGACAATTAATGGATCATACACTGTGAATAAAACAACAACATTTTATCTTCCAATCTATACTGGAGCTGCAGGAGCTGGTGCGAGTGTTGCAACGTTACAGGCATTAACAAAGAGGATAACAGGAGAGGTTAATTTCCAGACAACTGTTACAACTTCAAACCAGAAGATGTATATTTGTTATCCTGCAGCCTGGGGTGATCTTTCCTCAGTTAAGGATTCAAATGGATTTGAAATGTTACAGGACTTTACAAAATCGACACCAAGCTGGACAACAAACTCGCCTAATTACAAAGGTCCTACACAGAACTATAATGTCTATGAATATAATTCATTGACATCGCTTACAAACTTTCAATTAAATATTAACTTCTAATGGGAATAATAATTGCAAGTGGTTTTGATATAGGTTCTGCCAATCCGGTAGATTCGAGATACTATGCTGCAACAACCACAGTAAGGGATGCTATTGATGTGAATAAAAGATACCAGGGCCTTACAACATTCTGTGCAGACACTCAGAAAAATTATCAGCTTCGTGGAGGTACTGCAAATGGAAACTGGGTTAGTCTTGATGATTTCGGTAACGATATTCTTTCTTATGATGCTGCCAATCGAAAATACACACCTTATACTGATGCAAATAGGGGAGCTGGTAGGTTTTATTCATTCTCGTCAAACTATCCTTCAAACTCAACAGGATTAGCTTATGATGGTAATTTCTTTGTAAGTAATATCAGAGCAGGAGGTGCTTCAACATATACTGAAATGTTAGGCTCTCTGGCTACGATACAAATTGTTGTTGGAGGAGCCGGAAAAGTATTATTCAATCCTACTGTTGCTGATTCAGGATCAAACATGGCTCATGTATTTGATACTTCAAATACATTGACATCAGGAAGGAAATTACTTGGAGTAAACAACAATGGAGCTACTAAGTTTTATGTTGATTATAATGGAGATCTATTTGTTGGTAATACTGCCAGTGATTACTTTTCCTATAAACAGGATTCTGTGTGGGGTATTGCAAGTGGCGGAGGTGGAAAAATGGTTCTTTCTCCATTTGTTGCTGATGGAGGTACTGCAATAGCTTATATCTTCAGTACAAAAAACAGTTTAACAACTACAGCAAAACTATTCGAGTTTCAGAATAATGGTGTATCTACATTTTATCTTAACCAGGGAGGATTTCTTGCATTAAGAGAAATGACTGCACCTTCAGCAACACCAGCTGCTGGATTCGGATATATCTATTCTGATGCTGCTGATTCTAAGCTGAAATATAAGAATGATGCTGGAACTGTATATGATATGTGTATTGGAACTGCTGGTGCTCAGATATCTGGTACCCCGGCTAATGATTATCTTGCCGTTTGGACTAACGCAACAACACTTGAAGGAATTTCTGCTTTACAATGGGATGGATCAAGATATAGTATTGCAATAACAAGTTCCCCTGAATCTGTTGCATATGGTACTTCGTTCATTCAATCTGGAGCTCACGCTAATGCTTTTCCTCTTAATTTTTTCAAATCAAGAGGCGGTTCCAGTTGTAGTGTAGGTGATAAGATGCTTCGAATAAATGCAAGTTTTGTAAACAGCACATCAACATCAAAAGAAGAAACAAGGCTTGAGGCAAAGGTTACTGATGTAACAAATGGTACTGAAGATACAACCTGGTCATTTTGGAGATATGTTAATGGTACAGCAATAGAATATACTCTTGAAACAATTCTTGCTGGAGGTACACCACCAACAAGTGATGTTCTCGAATGGTCTTCCGGAAAATATACTCCATATTCAAATGCTAACAAAGCTGCAGGAAGATTCTATACATATACTTCAACATTACCTACAAATAGTACCGAATTAGCATGGGATGGAACATTTAGAGCTTATCAACTCAACACATATATTCTTTCTGCACAGACATATTTAATTTTATTAAATAATTCAAATGGTGGTGGGGCTGTACAAATAAATACTGGAGGATCTGCAACAGATATAAATCTTGATCTTGTTAGCAAAGGAACAGGTGCTATAACACTTAATTCTGGAGCAGGAACAGCATCGATGTCAGTAACAAGTACATCATGGGCAGCACATACAAATTCAGGTAGTTATTATCTTGGTGATTCAGGTCATCCAGTTGCCAGTGGAACAACTTCAAATGTTCTTTATTATAACACATCAACCGGTCAGATAACACAAGGAGCAGCTCCAAGTGGAGGTGTTACTTTATCAGGATCAACTGATAATACAATTTGTACTGTAACTGGCGCAAATGCCATTCAAGGAGAATCAACATTAACATATGATGGTAGTGTGTTATCTGTTGCGCCAACAGGAGTTACTGCACAGAAATTAATATTATATTCTTCATCTAATTACAGATATGGATTGGGAATTCAAAGTTCTGAATTTAGAAGTTTTTTCCCCTCTGACACAGGATTTATTTCATTTGGAACAATAAGTGTAAGCGATGGAACTACTTGGGCAGAAAAAATGAGATTATCTAAAGATGGCAACTTATCTCTTTTAGGTTCTTTTACTACAATGGGTAGTATTCCATCAAGTGCTAACATAGAATTAGTTACTCAGGGTGCTGGTCTAATAATGAAGGATGAAACTTCTGCAACAAGATGGCATGTTCACATGCACGGAGATAGAATAAGAGCATATAATGGTTCTACTGAACATGTTTATGTTACTACTGGTGACACTATAGGAAATGCTACTTATGCCAGTTATGCAGGATATTTACCAACAGCTTATATAGGTGGTCAGCAGACTAATCCACAGACATATTTCAGTAATACAATAGGCTTAAAAGTAGCGATGACAGGTTCTTGGTCTGTATGGTCTGATACTGTTTGGATAAATGGCTATTCCGGTAGTGATGTCAAGTCAATGGTTGCTATGCACTTTCTTAGAAATGGCACACCAAGAATGGCTCTAAGTGTTCAGAACCATGATGCAACTTCTTATGGTTCATATTATGAAGTAATCACAACTTATAATATTGCAAGTCAAACTGTAAGTACTGCCTCTTATCTTGGATCATACTATACTGCTGATACATGGCTTAGAACAACAGGGGATGGATACCAGTGGAAATTATATGGCAATTCAAGAACTGTTGTAATGCGTACCGATGGTGTTACCAACGATGATGGAGGTGGTGGTTATGCCTTTATCTGGAAATATGGCGGTAGTGCTGATGGGAATAGAGTTATGATATTGCATACAAATGGCCAACTATGGGTTTCATCACTTGGTTGGCTTGATTCTGCAGCAACTCAAGCAACTTCTTATTTTGCAACTGCCGGACATACTCATAATTATGCTGGTTCATCTTCTTCAGGGGGAGCAGCTACTAACTGTGTAGTTAATAATGGAAATGACTCGAATAGTACATATTATGCAGTATGGCACTCTGGAAATACTCTTTATAGTACAAACGGGATTTATTTTCAACCATATTATGATTATGTATATGCTTCGAATTTCATTCTTACATCAGATGAAAGACTTAAAACAAAAATTCAAGATATTATTCCTGAATATATTGATGTTACATATAAATCATTTGTAATGAAAAGTGCACCTGGTCAATTCAGATATGGTGTAATTGCTCAGGAAGTTGCAAAGAAACATTCAGAATTAGTTAGAATTGATTGTCATGATTATTTAAGCGTAATGTATATCGATTTGTTTTCAAGAGAAATGGCCTGGTTGAAACCTACTATTAAAAGTCATGAAGAAAGAATTAATGAACTTGAAAAAGAATTGAAATATTTAAAAGGATTGCAAAATGTCAGTTCCTAACACAAATACATTTACACTTCAGGATGTCTGTAATGAGATCTATGGATCTTATTCTGGATGGTCATTAAGTGATTGTTTTGCTGATTCAAATGCAAATGGGTTTGATGCATCTTATGAAGGAAGTCATGATCGATTATCGAATTTCAGAAACTATACTCATGTAACAAGATCTTTCAGTATTTGGCCACCTTCAAGCACTATTTATGATCAATATGGAAATCCAGCTTATCCTAAGCCGAATTATTATATTACTACAAATGAATATTGGTATTCTATTGTTGATAATTCAGAAATAGGAAACCTGGCTCTTACATGGGGATATGGTAGTGGTTCAGGTTATACAGAATTTAATGCTTGGGTTTATCAGAATTATGATTCATTCCAGCATGCAGGTGGTGCTGCTTTTTATTATAGTTCTGACGATTCTTGGTGTGGTAGTGTAGGTGTTTGTCAGGATGGATATTATTATACTTGCAACTAATTTTTAAACTTATGATACAAGAAATCACAATTCCGGAAAAAACTCTTGAGCATATATTCTCAGAGATACACATGAGCATTATTAACAAGGATGCAGTAACAGGTCGTGTAATAATAGCACGAAGGCCAGTAGGATCAGTTGAGAGGCCCCAATTCCTTCCAACAGGTGTTGATATAACAGCAATACTTACAGAAGCTCTGGCCGCAGGAGATTTAACAGCAGCAAATATAACTGGATTCAAGAAATGCCTTAGGGCTATTTGTGCCAAAGCTGCAGAAACAACATTTACTAACCTTAACGAAGTACTATAATGAAACAGACAACTACAATTCCCGAAACAACAATGGATAGGGTGCTCGATTTAATACACCTTAACATTACAGATCCAAACGCAGTTATATCGATAGCTGAGATTTATCTTCAAGATCCAAATGCAGTTCCCCCACCACCTGCTGTCAAAACATTTCTCAAATCAGTTCCAGTAAATGTGAACACCCTTTGTGCTGATGAGATTGCACTTGGTAATATTACTGCAGCGAATGTGAATGGATTCAAGAAAGTGATAAAAGCAATATGTGCTAAGTCACTCGATCTTGCATTTACCGATATTTCTGATCCTATAGTATAGGATTTGATTCTTTTTCTTAATTTTGGACATACAATTCGTTCTTTTATATTAACTTAATTTACTCGTTATGACAATCTATCTTAACACAAAACTATTCGATGTCGATGGAAAAGAGATTATTCCTTCAGGTGGAAAGCCAATGACATTGAGAGATGTAATCTTCAATTCAATTCTCGTTCCTCTTTCTGATAAAGAAGAAGAGAAAAAGAAGTTTGAAAAGTATGAGATTTACAAGAAGATCAAAGATGCAAAAGGTGGCGAGGTTGATCTTGAATCTCAGGAAATAGCCACAATAAAAACCTGCATAGGGCAGTTACAACCGCCACTTGTTATGGGACAGGCCTGGGAGATGCTTGAAGGCAAGTTCGAAAGACAGGTGGAGGCAAATAACGAGAAAAAATGACACAACAGGAATTTTCTTTTAAATGAAAACTATAGGGATATATCAGATTCAATCAAAAATTAAACCTGAAAGAGTTTATATTGGAAGTTCTATTCGTATTGAATCAAGATGGAATGTTCATCTAAGAGAATTAAGATTAAACATTCATCATTCATCTAAACTTCAAAGACATTTTAACAAATATGGTGAATCTGATTTATCCTTTAGTATTTTATGTAGATGTAATAAAGAAGACTTAATTGTTATAGAACAAAAATTTCTTGATTCCAATAATCCATTCTTTAATGAATGTTGTAATGCTGGCAATAAGTTAGGTTTCAAACATTCAGAAGAAACTATATCAAAGATGAAAAAACCACATCATAGATTTAGTAAAAAGAAAAAGAGACTATCTAAGGAAACAAGAAAAAAATTAAGTGATTCTCATTTAGGAAAGAAAAACCCGATGTATAAAAAAGTAGTATCCGTTGAAACAAGAAATAAACTTAAGGTTTCAACTACATTGGTTTGGTCATTACGAAAATCTAAAAATAAGTAGTCATGTATATTCAACAGGAATTCGATGATAAAGTATTGGCAGCTGTGTCCGGGCATTTAGGTGTTATGGAGATAGCTGCCGATCTTCGTATTCAGGGGGATCCCCAGGCACGAAGATTGGAAGAAGAGCAGATGTTTGCTCAGAATATGATCACTGCCCTCTCTGACTATGATGTATCATCCGGGCTTTTGTTCGACGATGACATTGACTACCTGTTTCAAATGGCCACAAGTGCAATCAATAAATTTCCTTAATAGCTGAGATATGGGCGGTAATAAGAACTTTGGACCTACAGAAGACTTTACAAAACAAAGTCAGCCTTCAGGCAAACCGATACTTGTCTTTGATCCTACAAAGCCAGTCAATTTTACTGATCTTGCAGATACCATTGCAAGTTACTCCGGTCATGGTGGCAAATTCCTTATGGTTAAGCAAACCGAGGATGGTGTTACTGTTACAACAATGGATGGCATTCTTGATGCTATTTCTGCCATTGAAGATCAACTTGCAGCAATATTCGATGCAGATCCTATTGCTTTTGGGAAAGACATCAATTTTGAGCAATTCGAGGCAATGGGATTCCGGCTGGAACAGATTGCTGGTAATCCTGCAACTCCTGTAAATGGACAACTCTGGTATGATACTGTTGCACATATTGCTAAAATATATCAGAACAATGCAGTTCAGCCATTTTTCTCCGCCCAGGATTCGGCTGAACTTGCTGCTTTAAGGGGTGAACTCGATATTGCAAAGGACGATATTGTTACTCTATCAAATCTAATTGGGAACGTTGCTGACGATGGCGTTCTTTCCAGAACAGAGAAACCTTCTATTGTTAAGGAATATCAGGCAATCATAGCTGATCAGGCAGGACTCGATTCGGAAGCCGTAAGATATGGAGTAACAACTGAAAAGGTAAATTATGATAATGCCATATCTGATTTAACGGCTTATCTTGAATCACTGGATCCTGCGTGGGATGATTACGATCATAACAGCACGATTGACCGAGCAACATTCATTCAGAAATTCAACGATGTCTATGCTACAAAGCAGACATTGATCAATAAAATTCATTCATCGACATTCACTGTTCTTGAATCAACAGCACAGGAGGCTTCAGATGCAAATCAGGCTGCTATAGATGCTCAGGCAGATGCGGCTGCGGCTCTTACGGCAATCAATAATATGAGTCTTGACAATGTGCTTACAATACTTGAAAAAAAAGAATTATTCCTTCGTGTGTCAACAATCAATACCGAACAATCTGGTATCGATGCTGAAGCTGTTGAGCATGGTGTTACTACCGAGAAGGATAACTATGATACTGCACTCAATAACCTTAATGTATATCTCGATTCATTAAGTCCGGCATGGGATGATAATACTCAGGACACTCCGATTGTAAGAGCTGACTTCAATAATTCATTCATTTCTTTTTATGATTCGCGTCAGGCTTGTTTGAATGCTATTGCCAGGGCAGCTCTCAATGCAGCCGAGGATGCTCAAGCTGATGCAACCGCTGCTTCAAATACTGCAAACAATGCTCAATCTGCAGCGAACACAGCTCTGTCAAATGCAAATACAGCTCTGTCAAATGCAAACGCAGCAATTAGTGCAGTCAATATTATTTCCTCTGATTCTTACCTGTCAAAAGGCGAGAAACCTGCAATAAAGACTCAATATGATGCAATCCTCTCAGAACAAGCAATGCTTAATGCACAAGCTAATAACTATGGTTTAAGCCATACAACATATGACAATGCAATATCAGCTCTTACAGCTTATCTAAATAGCCTTTCTCCATCATGGAGTGACACAACTCAGGACACACCGATTGTTGCAGCAACATTCAGTTCAAAATTCAAGGATGTCTATGATGCCGGAACAGCTCTCTATCTTGCAATATATGACAAGGCCAGAGATGCGGCGACAGTTCTTGCTGATCAGGCAGCTGCCAATGCTCATCGTAACCGTACAAAAGTTGTCTTTGATGGTGGGTTTGTTACTGCAGGAAGATTTGAGGTTGGTAACGTGGCTTATGGTGATAACAATGCCGGAATGAGTGGTATTGTTTCAGGAACTCCAAACACTGATATTCGATTCTGGGCTGGTGTTACATATGCCAATCGTGCAACAGCTCCCTGGCGCGTTCAGAACGATGGAACAATGTATGCCACAAAAGCTGTTATTGCAGGATGGAATGTTGATTCTGAAGCAATATATAAGGGTACAAAAAAGATCTCTGATGGATATGCTACTGATGGTATAACATTATCCGGGGATGGAAGCCTTCACGCTAAAAATATTTACATAAATGCAAATGGGGATGTTGGCCTGAGAGGTATAGTGACATTAGACACTATTCCAACTCTTAATGGTGCAAATTATCTAAAAATGTCATTATCAGGATTTGATATATATGAATCAAATTTTGGTGGAGATACTGGTGCATTATGGATAAATAGAATTGGATATCAGGGAGGCCAGAGTTATTATCGCGATTTGTTCATTGGTGACGGCAAAGGAAATTATATAATGCGATTATTCGGTTATTATAATGGAGCTCCTGCATGGCCTGTAGGATCTCTTGTTGATATTGGTGCTGCAAGAGTTCAGGTTAGCGGATATCTTGAATGTACAAGTACTTCATGGCCAATGAAGGTTCCGAGACTTTCAAGAGCAACAATGAACGCAATGACAATAAATCAAAAAGCAGAAGGACAACTGGCTATTTGTCAGGATACTTATGCACACGGTTCACAGCTTTGTGTTTATAATAATGGTTCATGGATGATAATAACACTGCATGCTGAAATAAATGCCAGTTAATTCCTTTTCAGATGGATATAAGTAATTCAAGACGAAAAAGACCAGGTGGAGGCAAGATTGTTTCCAGCGTTGAAAGTCCTAATGTACTTCGGAAAGGTGTGCAAGGTATTCAGGGTACTACTGGCTCGCAGGGAACGAAAGGATTACAAGGTCAGTCAGGTTATTTAGGACAGGATGGTGCTCAAGGTATTCAAGGGCCGGCCGGTTCAATGCAAGGGACTACCGGTACTCAGGGAACTATTGGAACACAGGGTGTACAGGGTATTCAGGGAAGACAAGGGCCACAAGGAACGACTGGTATTCAGGGATCGATAGGTACACAAGGATTAACCGGTGCAGGTACACAAGGCACTCAGGGAATAACTGGCACACAGGGAACATTTGGGACACAGGGTACAACAGGTGCGGGAACGCAGGGTTCTACTGGTACTCAGGGTTTGACAGGAACACAAGGTTTGACTGGAACTCAAGGCACTCAAGGCATACAAGGTCGACAAGGACCGCAGGGTACTACTGGAATACAAGGTCTTACAGGTAATCAGGGAACTACTGGTGCAGGTACGCAAGGTACTATAGGATCGCAGGGTAGTACTGGAATACAAGGTAATCAGGGAATAACCGGTGCCGGAACGCAAGGAGCCACAGGGTTACAAGGGCCGTTTGGTATTCAGGGCAATCAGGGAACTACAGGATCCGGTGCTCAGGGTGTTCAGGGATTGCAAGGGCCTACCGGTGGCGGTGGGACAGATACAACAAACTTCACATGGGCACTTGCTCTTGGTACTCCGGCAACGATCGGAACAAACAAGACAAATATACTTCTTGCACCGAGAGCTGGAACTATAACACAGGTCAGGATCGTTTCTAAGGTTGCTCCTACAGGTGCAGACCTTATATGTGACATAAATCTTAACGGAACTTCAATATGGTCAGGAAACCAGGCAAACAGGATAAAAATCAATGCTAATGCCACACAGGGTTCCCAGACAAACTTTACAACAACAAGCATTGGAGCCGGTGATTCATTCACCATTGACATTGATCAGGTAGGATCAACAATAGCAGGTCAGGACATAACAGTAATAATGACAATTCAATAATTAAGAATATGGCACAGTTAGCAGTTATTAAAAAAGCAAGTGAGGGTTTCGTACCTATTGAACAATATAATCCTGCCAAATGGAGTTTAGGATCACTCATAAAGAAAAGAACTGATCTTGGTACTCCATTTATTGGACCTATAGTAAACTCTGTTGGTCGTCCTGTAGAGACATCGGCAGCAATACCGGGTGTATTTCCTCATGTTATTCAATGGGCTCATAAACATTCAAGATATTCTACAGGTACCGTTACTGTTGCAGGAACAGCTGTAACAGGAGCTGGTGGAGCTGCATGGATAACTGAAGGTATTGCTATTGGAACACGAATTGGATTTGGAACAACCAACCCTGATGCGGTTACTTCATGGTATGTTATTGATACAGTAAACTCAGAAACCTCAATCACTCTTCAATCATCTGCAGGATCGATAGGTGCCGGAACTTCTTATGTAATTGAAAACTTCAAACAGATCGACTGGGTATTTCTTGCTGATAATGCTTCTGCTGCAGCTACAAGAAGGATCCAGCTTTATGAATTTGATAGAAGTAATTCTTCAATGTCATGGAAAGGATACATTACGCTTACGCTAAACGCAGGTGGCAACCAGACAATAAGAGGATTTAGAATTCTTTATGAAAAATATTCTGTCGGTACTGTTGCTGTTTCCGGAGCAACTGTTACTGGAACAAATACTCTTTGGCAGACTAATAAAAGAGTTGCTGGCAATACATTGATGAGTCATCGTATTGGATTTGGTTCAACGGATCCTACTCAGATAAAGAACTGGTATTATATTAATACTATTACTGCTGAAGGAACTCTTACTATTTCAACTTCAGAAGTTTCCAACGTAGCTGCAAACATAACCATAGGAGCTGGAACCGCTTATGTTATTGAAGATATGAGTGCGTTGATTGTTACTACTTGCGCCACAGCTACTAATGGTGGAATGTTTATAGCAAAAGGACTTAGTTATGCTGATTTTAAGGCTGCCGGAACAACTATTGCTTATGCGGCCACTACTGATAATATCAAAGAAGTAATATGGCTAAAAGATAATGCCACACAGGCAAATACAAATGCCTGCGGTATTTCTATCGAACCTATTACTGATTGGAGTACTCAGAATATTTATATAATTGATGTTGCAACTGTCAAGATTTATAAACATAATGTTAGGGCAGCATTGACGATTGCTTCCGGAAATACCGTTAATTCATGGCTTTTATCAACAGGAAACCAAGCAGTGACTGGAACCATTGCACAGAACAATAATGGTCGTTATGGAGTACTCAATCATGGTCCGGCATCAGGACAGGCCGGTATTTACTTCGTTACCACGACAAGAATATATTGTGTAAAAGTCACTTCGATAACAAGCGGGAGTACAACGTTTCTTGATTATCAGATGACGGAAGTTCCCCCAGGGAGTACGACAACATTTGCAGCTGGTGGCGCTCTTGCATGTATTGAAATAGCTCAGTCTATTGATAGACTTGTAGTAACATCAACAGGATCGGCTGGTATAAGGTCATATATTACTCAATTTAGAACTGATGGTGGTCAGATGGATCACATATTTCTAATTGATGACAAACAGATCGATCAAACTACTGTTGATGGCAACACAGTGCCTCATCCTACAATTCTTGCAGTTATCCAAACTCCCTGGGCTGAAGATGGAATTCTTTATCTTGCGGGAGTAGGAACAACAGCACAAACAAATCTTCTTCATACGATTCCTCTTGGTGTTGATTGGAACTATACATCTTTACATGGAGAAGTAGCAATAAGTCCAGAAATTTCCACGCCAAACTGCGTTGAGTTTATAACTCCATTTATAATAAGAGATAATTACATTGGTTCTGATAATCTTGGAAAGAGAACTGATGCAATGAGAATATCATATCGTACAAGTGGTATAAGTGACAATTCTGGATCATGGAATACTCTTTCTGAACCTTATGATATGACAGGAATTGCAGGAGCTTCATCAATACAGTTTAGATTTGAATTTAAAGCAATAAGTGACTATTGTGTTCCATCGAGGATATTTTCTGTTGGTATAATTTATGAAGATGCTTCTACTGATAGTCATTATCGATTCTCTGGTACTCTTTCAAATGCGACAAACAAAGCATTTGCATTTAGATTTGCAAATACATTTGGTGGTACTGTTCCGCGACTTCGCATAAGACTTTATAATGATGTGACAAACACATTACTTCTTGATGATGATTCAACTACTCAGGCGGCAACATGGGCAAAGTCAACCAACGATGGTGGTGCATGGGGAGCTTATGATACTTCAGATAAAGTCAATGAAACAACTTATATTCGTATAACCTATGCTACTCTTGGAGATAATATCAAAGTAAGAGCAGTATTAACACTTTACTAATATGATAACACTTACAACAGGGCAAAAGGTACATAACACAGAACAGGTCGTTGTAACTGGTGGAGATTATAACGAAGAAGAAAATGTTCTTGTTATTGGGGAGGATGGAAAAGAATCTTCATTACAAGCATATTACATCGAAAATGGAGTTGTTTATGCTAATCGTATTGAATAATGGCACTTACTGATATATTAATTCCTGAAGGTGATGCTCAATGTGGTATCATGGAAATTCCATTTTCTACTGCAGGAACTCCCTTTGATGCATTGAATGATGAATCAGGTATTGAGGAATTGGTTCTTACAGGAGGTACCGGAGGCGTTGCCAATGTTGGCTTCGTGGGTTAACAATTATTTTTTTCTGTAACTATATTTATTTTATGAAACGTAATTTCTGTCGACACGTTCTTGAGAACGGTGGTTCCATCGTTCCATTAATGATCCCGCCAGACCTCACAGGAGGAACGGGCTTAATGAATCCCTCGATCTTCTTTATTGAAGATGAACTTTATGCTAACATCAGGCATATTAACTACATTCTGTATCATTCCGAAGCCGGCCAGCTCTTTCAGAACCGTTATGGTCCCCTGGCTTATCTTAATCCGGAAAACGATATCCGACTGGCAACAACAAACTTCATGTGCCGGTTGGATCCAAAGACATTACTTGTGCAGGAAGTATTTAAGGTTGACACAAGTAAACTTGACATTAAACCTGTATGGGAATTTCATGGCTTGGAAGATGCCAGGATAATCGTATGGAATGACAAGATCTTCCTAAGTGGTGTGAGAAGAGATGTGAAAGAGAATGGAGAAGGAAGGATTGAGCTCTCAGAACTGAAAAAGGATGCTTCAGTGTTCAGAGAGATACATCGTACTCGGATCCCTGCCACAGTTGAAAACTCATACTGCGAAAAAAACTGGATGCCTATTGTTGATATGCCTTATCATTGGGTTAAGTGGACTAATCCTACAGAGATTGTAAAGTATGATCCCAAAACGAAAAAGACTGAAACAGTTATCAAGGGTGATGATTACATTACAGGAATATCAGATCTTCGTGGCGGATCTCAGGTTTATTACTGGAAAGATGGTATGCATATCGCAATCGTTCATGAGGTATGTCTGTTTGTAAATAAACTGAATCAGAAGGATGCATGGTACTATCATCGGTTAGTTATATGGGATAAGGATTGGAGAATAATCAAGCTCTCAGATAATATGTCTTTCATGGATGGAGCCATTGAGTTCTGTGCCGGACTTGTTTTTATCGATAATGATATCATTATCACATTCGGATTTCAGGATAATGGTGCTTATGCCCTTCGTATTCCGGAGAAAATCGTTGACGAGCTTCTTGAAATGAAAAACAATGATCAAAACTTTGATTGGGGCCTTAATGCTTATGCTGCAGCTCAACAGATGGAGATCGAGATATTTCAGCATAAAATCTATGAAGTATTCAACAGTGTTAAGAAAAATGACATTGTTGTTGATATTGGTTCCAATGTAGGGATGTTTGCAAGGAGTATTGACTGCAGGGAGATCAAAGAGATAATATGCGTGGAACCCTCAAAGAATCTATTCCCAACGCTTTTAGGTAATACAAAAGCCATGCCAGCCTGTTGTTGTAACTATGGTATTGGTCTTGTTACCGGCAAACAAAAGATGAAACACAAGTACCAGATTTACGCAAGCAGTACAGATGAGTATGATGTTCTCAGCTTTAAAGACTTCAGGGAATCGTTAGGTCTTACTCACATTGACTTTATGAAAGTTGATTGTGAGGGTGGAGAGTACGATATCTTTATCAAGGAAAACAAAGAATTTCTTGAGAAGAATGTAAAGTATATCTCTGCAGAATTTCATCTCAGGGATTTTCGCGATCAGTTTGTAAGAGTCAGGAATGAATTTCTATCATCTGGTAATGTCAAAATCATGACAGCTTATGACATTAATATCTTTGAAGATATAACAGACAAGATCTTCAATGATCACTACCTTGATGTTTACATTAAAAAGCATGGTCTGTCTTCACAACTAATGATTTATATTGATAACCGATGAATACTGTTATTTTACAAAAAGCTCTTAACGATTACGTGCATAATCCGCGTAATCCTATATACAACTTCCGGATGGGCAAAGCCTACGAGGAACTTGGGCATAACGGATCCGGACTGAGTTATTTCCTTCGGGCCGCCGAACATTCTACAAATGATCTTCTGATCTATGAATCTCTACTGAAGGTTGCTCTATGTCTTGAGAGATCTCTTAACCGTAATCACAGCCTGCAGGGAGTATTGCTTCGTGCTATTACAGTTCTTCCGGACCGACCAGAGGCTTACTATCTTCTTGCAAGGAACTATGAGAGGGATAAGAAGTGGCATGATGCATATTGCTTTGCAGTGATAGGTGAGAATCTTGAAAAGAAAAGTCACATGCCATTAATGACTGATGTTGAATATCCAGGCAGTTATGCTTTTACCTTTGAGAGAGCTGTTACGGCTTGGTGGATCGGTCTATATGACGAATCAATGCACCTTTTCAAGCAACTTGAGAAACGTCCTGATCTACGGCCGGACTATATGGCTGCAGTGAAGAATAACCTTGCAAACTTCCTTTATACCTGGAAGAAAGAATTCAAGTATGACGAAATGGTCTATGATGACCTTCGCGTTAAGTTTCCCGGGGCGAAAGGTATCAAGCGTAACTTCTCTCAGCTGTATCAGGATATGTTCATCCTGATGATGCTAAACGGCAAAAGAAAGGGATATTATGTTGAGATTGGAAGCAACGATCCTTATATGAATAACAATACCTATCTTCTGGCAAATGAATTTGAGTGGGGTGGGATCTCTTTCGATATCAACAAAGACATGGTTGAGAAATTTAATAAAGAAAGAGGATGGATGGGAAACCCGTGTATCCACGCTGATGCATTAACGGTTGACTGGGATAAGATGCTTACAGAAAACAGGTATGACTATCTTCAGCTTGATTGTGAGCCTGCAGTGACTACGTTCAACATACTAAAGCTCATTCCCCTGGAAAGAGTCAAGTTTGCAGTGATAACCTTTGAACACGATCACTTTGTTGATCCTAATCCGGAAGTCAGAGAAGATTCGAGAAAGTATCTTGAGTCGTTTGGCTATCGAATGGTAGTCAATGATATTGCTGAGGACAGGTATGGATCATGTGAAGACTGGTGGTATCATCCGAGCCTTATCCCTCACCATACGTCTGAATTGATGAAATGTCTTGATTTCAGTAAGGTTCACAAGGCAGAACATTATATACTTAACAAATAATGTCACGCTTTGCAGTAGTATGATGGCAAAAAAGCGTCACGGTTCAGCATTATAGTATATAGGCTTGGACGGCCTTGATAAAATCCATAACGTTATGAGTTGGTCAATAAAGTACATTGGAAAACCTGAAGAGATTGCAAAGGCAATAGTTTCTTTGGAAATGATTGATGTAAATTCCAAAAAGGAATATGATTCTGTCAAAGCACAGATTGCAGATCTTGTACTGAAGAATCATGGCAATCCAAATCAGGTTCTTATTGTTGAAGCAAATGGTCATGCGTATCATCAGAACGATTCTGTTATAAACAGTACGTTCAATCTGTCTATAAAGGCAGAATACGGAACACTTGTGTAATTCAGCAAAGACAAAAAAAGAGGGGCGTGAGCCCCTTTTTTCATCTGTACTTAGTCTATGTCCAACCCGCAGACATCGGTAAATAGCCTTCCGTATTCATGCAGTGATCAGCTACAGTCCACTACTCGGCACGATCTTAACTGACAAGTTCAGGTTTTACTTCGCTGATACCGGCCAGCTCTGTATAATGTAATACTTCAAAGATGTTGTTTCCCATCCAGTCGATAACTCTTGGCAAAGAGAATCCTTCTGCATCCTGTGGTAAGAATGGAACGACTTCAATACCTACTGAGAGATAAGACTGAACTGAAAGAGGTATCTCAACAACATCCCACGCAACAACGAAATATCTGCGTATTCCTTCCACGTCCATATTTTTCTTTGCCTGAAATGTCGGCGGAAGGATAAGACCACCTGGAGTCTTCATATCTTCACCTGCGATAGAAATAACATATATCCTGCCATTGACAGGTTTAGTTTTACACACAGGTATCTCGAGTTTCTTTGTGGCAATTATCTCATCTGCTTTCTTTACAGAAGGATCGACTTTTTTTCTTTCTATGCCTTCCATTCCTTTCTCGAAAGGAAACTTGGTTGCATTAGGAGCTTTCTGGTCATCGATTGCTGAAGCCATCTCGCGTACTTCCTTTTTTCTTTCTTTTTTCATTTCAATATAATTTGCGTTATGAAGATAAATATACTACCAAAGATAAACACTAATCTGAATATTGTTCCTATCAGGTCTCTCTTTACTGGACGGTATCTCATTGAGAATGGATTCATGCCAAGTCTTCGTCTGATTGATTCATCAGTGATAAATTCGTTCATCAGATCTTTGGCTCCGCCCATTCTCCACATAACGACCAGGACATAGATGATGGCGAATATAATCCCTGCAATGATGTAAGGACTAATCCGCCACCAATCACCTATGTTTGCCCGGATAAGTAATGAAATGAAGAATAACAGCAATATCAGATCAATCAAATCGTAATTCAGATATCGCCAGAACTTTTTCAAAACATTATCTTCACTCATCTCAATTTGGTTTAGTTGAAAATCCGAGTTCAATATTACGCATTTCTTTGTGATAATTTTCCTTGTTAATAGGAACATCGAGAACAATACCGTTTTTGATCCAGAAGCAGATCTTGTCAGCCTCGATCGGATATTCCTCTTTGGCAATTTTCATTGCTTTCTCTTTGTCAAAACAACTATCGAGATTCAAGTGCGTATAGTAATTCTCTTTTCTGAGAGTAGGCATAACATCCCTGACAATACTGAAGTGCCGGCATCCTGTAAATTTAGGACCTTCCGAATTATGCAGTTCAGCTGCCGGGTGTGCTGCTTCGAGAACAACGTGTTTCTTCTCATCTATCATGCTCTTGTATGCCTGGGCATCCTTTCCCCAAAGCAGAAAGATAACCTGCCAGTCCTTCTTATTTAAGGCCTCAATAACGGTTTCTGTGACCAGTTCCCATCCGATACCTCTATGAGATCCGGCTTTATTCTCTTCGACTGTAAGGATAGTGTTTAACAGCAGAATTCCCATCTTAGTCCAGTTGGTAAGATCTGGTACCGGAAAGAACTCTGTAAATGTGCGATCATGAAAATACTGAATGTTTAGGTCTGTGTAAACTTCCTTGAATATTACCTGAAGTGATGCAGGTATCTGTTGGCCCCGGGAAGAGAACGCCAATCCATCAGCCATACCTGGTCCGGCATAAGGATCCTGACCGAGTATCACGACTTTTGTTTCAGTATATGGACAGGCATCAAAAGCTCTGAATACATCTTTTCCAAGAGGATAAATGTTTTTAGTCTTTCTCTCAGCCTGCAAAAATGCCTTAACTTCCATCAGTTTAGCGGAAGCAAGGACTGGTCCGAGTATTTCATTCCATGTCATTTAAAGTGCTGTGTTTCGATTCGATATTTATTGGTCTTGTAATGTTCTGAAGGTTTCGGAAAGATATTGTACTCTGTATTCAACAAGGCAATTACTTTCTCGATGTATTCAGCCATTTTCTTTTTACTGCGCATTATTAAGTCGAAGTCACCTGGCATCTCGACGAGGGTTGCCGAACCATTAGACTTGTGAATTGTACGCATGGATCCTGTTACTTCAAGAAGCAGGGCATTATGGATTTCTTTTTCCTTGAGTCCGGCGAAACAATTTGAGTTCATACATTCCTGCCGGATAATCCCGCCAAAATAGTAGGCAAGCTGGTTACTCGTTGATTCTTCATCGACTTCCTCGATTATTGCGTAACCACGCTTGCCTTCTAACATTCGCTTCTTCACAGCAAACATTTCCGGATCGTCCCAAACGTATTTATTGTCACGGACATTAAAGTAATGCTTGTATGGAAGTGGTCTCATTTCTACCAGTCGTCACCGGCAACCTTCTTAGGCTGTTCCTTCGGTGCTGATCCGGTACCAGCTGCTTCAGGTTCGTCCTGTGCAGTTCCCTCGACCTTGTAATTACCACAAAACTTCTTGAACTCCTGAGATTCAGAACATTTTCTCTGTAACCATTTCGGCATCTTTTCGAAATGTTCCTTATGCTTCTCAAAGCCTTCAGTTTCGATAACATCCCAATCCCATATGTAATAGGGGTTCCTGTTCGGTGGACATTCGATATCCTTTGGTTTAGGCATTATGCCATTGAACTCGAGAGCTGTGTTCTCATTGGTGATTGCACCAAGCTGGTCAATAGGTGTTGCCAGATATTTCTTTTTCCTCTTGTGCAGGAATGATATATAGCCGGTCTTTCCAACCATTGTTGCAGGATCAAATGCTTCCTGTTCGATCGGTGAAAGAGGTTTGTTTCTCCATCTGGATATGAGTAATCCGAGATTTGATTTGTCACCGGTTGATGCGGTATATTCCTTACCAACAACAAACGGCTCTTCGCCTTTGTCATCATTGAATACGGCGAGAAGTGTCGGGAATTCCCAGGTTATGTAGATCTTTCTCGCAAAAGGTCTCTTCGGATCTGGTTTTCCATTGAAAAGATTTGGCTGTGTGCCAAGATCAATCATGCTGTAGCATCGTGCAAGTACTGTCTGTGGTTCGGGAAGCGGCAGCGCTTTGAATGTTCCACCTTTGGTTGCTTTCATTGTAAATAATTTAGTTAAACATGAATATTAAATAAGAGAATAATTGTGTTTCCTAACGTGGGGGTATCAAAGATAATAAATTATTCTATTCTCTCGATTCTCAAAGGCTTTAATTTTTGCATCTTTCTCTTCTTGAAAACAGTAGCCCAATCCTTGTATCTCCACGGTTTTAATCCTTTTGAAACTCTCATCTCACAATGCTTCTTCCACTGCTTTCTCAAATTCTGATTGAAATTCGTCCTTTTCATCCTTCTCTTTCGAGTATATTTCACCCTTACAGCTTCCTTATAAACCTCTTTTATTTTTCTCTTTTTAGCTTCAGGTGATAACCCAAGACTGCCCAACACATCCAGATCTACATACTTACCCTTCTTCATTGAACTCTTTACGTTCAAAAAAAAGGCTCTGATAACTTTCACTGCCTGATCTTCAGTTATTGATAAACCCTGTTGCTCTGCATCAAGGACAATCTGATTACAGATCTCCTTGAGCAGAACAGGGCCTTCATAACTCAAATCTTTACCTGGCAATGAACTTGTTTTCAACGAAAAACTTAATGCCCGGAATGAGCTCTGTGTTTTCGGTAAGGGCGTTTTTGATTTGCTCCTTATTATCATTTAGGTATTGATTTAGTTTCTTTTCATCCACGCATAGCATATCGCGGGGAACCAGTGTTTCGTCTGTGACAATCCACTTGACGGTATCCCTTACTCCTTTGCCGGCTTCAGCAACAACGTTGTTGATAGTACGAATCTCTGACTTTATTGATTTTTCAGTGATCTTCTCAGCTGTCTGTTTAACTTCGACGATTTCCTGTGCGGCTTCGGTCCGGGATTCGTTAATCCTTCTAATAGCACCCTCAAGAGCTCCTTTGCTGTCAATTTCATTGGCTTTTTCAAGGTCAAGAAGATTGGTCGTATGCTCAGTAAGTCTTTTCTTAACAGAGGCAATCATGTCTTCATACAGGACGGAGAAATGCTTGAATGTATCAGGCTTCGGAGCATTCTCATTGATCCACTTTGAAAGCTCTACACAATCAGAACTCTTGATACAACCAGCTGATGATTTAGAAGTACCATCCTTGACAGTATAACTTCCACCGAATATCCTGGCAACTAACTGCTGCTGGATCCTGTCAATGCGAGCTGTTTCTTCTTTTTTCTCGGCCTCGAGTGTTTCAAGCTCTTTGAGTTTTGCTTCACGTTCCTTCTTCGCAGCGGCTTCCTGAATAACCTTGTAGTTGGTAATCTCTGAAGTCAGCCTGGTCTTTGATCTCTCAAGACTGTCAGTGATCAGTTTTACATAACTGTCGATTGTCTTAACAGCATTTGCGTAAGGTTCTTTTATGGTCTTTCTGAGCTTATCAGCCTCTTTAAGCAATGCATTCACATCGGAAGCATTATTCTGAGCAATGACAAGCTGATCCTCTCCCTCAACTTTCAATTCTGCAGTTGATTTCTCATAAACTGTAGCTTTTGAATTGATGTACTTGAATGTTTCGGAAAGACTCTCTTTGGTTACAACTGCAACCTCTGTCGTTTTCTTTGTTTCTTCTGGTAACATAATTACTGATTGAATAGAATATTTGTACTTACTAATTTTGTAAAGATACACACTCATAAGAGGTGACGGAAATCGAAATAATTTTTCTTCGACTTCCACCACTCTCTTTCTTGAATGTATTTTCACACCAAATCGTTTTACTTTCTGATGTAGATAATAGCGTTTAGAATCCATCAAATGTTGATTGTGTCTGTTGCAGATAGTCAGAGAACGGAAATATCGTATAAGGACTTTCCAAACTCAGAATATCTTTTCTTTCAAGGAACCTTCCGGATCGCCTGTCAAATTTAAGCAAAACCGGATTCGCCCTGTCAGTAGGTATGCCTGCAAGTTTATGTTCCTTGATCTTCTGAACATGGAATTCGGTCATCGTATTCATCCAGGAAACCCGATCGTGCTTATGAATACAAATCATAGCATACGATGAGGCGGCCCATATCTGACCACCGATAAGTTCAAAATATGAAGGTGCAGGATAGGTCTTGTCTTTATCTCTCGGCGGTGTCGGTGGATGATGACAGATTATATTGATCAGATCATTCTTTACAGAAAGCCTAACCTCTGCAGCAAGTTCTCTCTGCAGGTACATATCTATCGTCATATTGCCAAGATCGTGATACAAGTTTTTCCACGGATCGGTAAGGAATCCATTTATTCCATGCTGACGGATCAGTGATTTTTTCACATCTCTCAGCTGGGCCGGAGTATAACCTTCTTCGTTATCAACAATGAAAATATACTTCTCAAGATGATTACGAACCGCATGAGCATATCGTTCCTTACTCATTCGATCACCAAAGCTAATGTCTGCAGTATCACCGACAAGGATCTCGGCAAGAGTATCAAGAACATTTTCCGGTGGATAATTCTCAGGACAATACAATCCCCATTTCCATTTGTATAGGACTGTAGTTATTAGCACAAGATTAAATAGTACTGATGACTTACCTTCACCCGGATAACCATTGGCAAGAGTCAACCAGCCCGGCATCCATGTGAAATGCGGATCGAGGCTTTTATAACCTGTGGAGAATCCTTTCTGCCGACCATGATCGAAGATAGCTTCCATCTTCTCCCAGTACACGGAAGCAGTAGTTACTCCATCGATTGGGTAGGCGTAGGAGTTTTGGAGGGTGTTACGTAATGCATCTTTTCCGAAGTGGATAAGAACATCGTTTCCATCTTTGCAAGGTAGTCCACCATCTCTTTTATACTCGGAGAATTTGATGTAACGACATTTATTCTTCCCCAGTCGTCTTGAAAGTTCTTCTCTGAGCTTTTGGCCTGGTGTATCGTCATCTGTAGCCAAATAGAATGTTTCGATCCCTTCAAGGTCCGGAAGACATAGATCAAGATATTCCATGTTAAGGTTATTTCGAAACTTACCCGTCTTTTGATATTCCTCAATTTCGGATGGGGATATAGTTGTGCCATTTGGGACAGAAACAACGTTCTTAATACCAGCTTCATGATACGCAAGTACATCCATTTCGCCCTCAACGATAATAGCTTCCTTCTGGTTTTTAAGACTATCAATGTTATAAAGGATTTTAGTCGCATCCTGTATTAGTTTAAAGTTTTTATTCTTGTCACGATATTTAATATTGATCAGAATACCATCCTTGAAATACTTAAAGTTGATACATTTCCGGGAAACTACCTGATCGTAATACTCTTCCTCTCCAACAATCTTTTTCGTCTGTCTGATCATTTCTTCACTTGCCGATATCTGAAGTTCATTCAGAGTTTGTTTTGAGATCTTTCTTTCCTTCCAGAACCAATCGACAAGTGGATCACTCAATGGAAGGAATGTTTTATTGTCCAGAATAGGCTTAATCTTTGCCTTTTCCATGTAGGCTTCATCAATTACATATCCACCTTCGTTACAGTGATTGCACCGCCAGGGATGCGGTAATTTATGCATATTGATTGCAAACTTCTTTTCGTTCTGATGTTCCTTCTGCCTTGACGGAGTGCAAATAGGGCAAACCAAATATAGTTCGCCCTTTGCATCCGTATTGGCATTTATAGGAATAACAACATCAAGAACCCCCCTGCTCGTTATTATTTTTTCCATACTGACTCATTATATCTGCCTTAGTAACCGGTTTAACATCTGTCTTTGGTGGAGCATACTTTGTTTCAAGTTGCTGCACATAAGATGCATAATCTTCAAGAAATCTCTCATTAGCCGGATTAAGAAACACCTGACACATAACTCTCTGCTGATCGAAATTACGATATTTAACCTGCAGTTCAAGAAACTTGAAGTAATCATCTCTCTGTTTTACAAGAAAATCAACAGAATATTTCTTCCTTACCTTGACATAATACTCAAGAGCTTTCTTTTTGGTTCCGGTCCATTGAACTTTTCCATCTTTAGTCCAGAACTTAAATTCAAACTCCTTGTCGATATTGGCAAATGCATCATGCCAGCGGTTAGTGACGTCAAAATCGTCACCATTCTTTGGTATAAGAAAACCTTTGCCCATCAATGAAGTGATAAGCCTTTTTGTTTCCTCAAATCCAAAACCGGTTGCGATATACACTGTCAATGTATCGACAACAGATCCGTTTTCATTCTTTCGCGATATATGATCCAGAAGGACATATTCACTGCAATTCAACCCCATTTTCACGCGGGCCGAATGGTTTATAGTCGTGCTCCCAACAATGTCAGGAGCTTTCGACTTATATTCACTTATTCCCATATTAATAGTTGAAAGAGAGAATAATTACTGGATGTCGTCTTTCTGAGTCTGTTCCTGATCTGGTTCCGGTGCATCTTCAGTTTCTTCTTCATCCATTGCCCATGTCAGCATATCAATATGACGAACATTCTTTCTTTGGTACTCGTTACCTGTTTCAATATCGAGCATTACGATGAAAGCATTTCCATGATCACCGAAATTTTCAAGTACAGGAACCATTACAGTTCCCGGGGCCGGTGTTGTTACAAAGGCTTTGTCTTCAATGATTGTTGTGAAATTCTCGATTAGATGCTTTTCTTCACAATGCTCTGCCCAGCTGATAGTTTTTGCATTTATACCCAGAGTTCTCGGTCTGAGTTTAATGTTCTGCTTCTCGATGATTTTTTTCATCGGATCCTTAACTGATTTTCCTAATTGGTTTCCCATTTTTCTTGAGGTTTAATTTGGTTTAACACTTTATTCTGTTCCTTATCACTGATCTTGTATTTATTCTTTTGATCAACATTGTATTTTACCCTCTGGTACTGTCCAATGGATGCACCATGAGTAACGTCATAACCATGAACCGCAAGAAATCTGATCTGCCATTCCTGGCAAGGAAGATTACTGATCAGTTCAGAAGCCTGTTTCTTCGTGTATTCGATACCTTCTTCAAAGATTCCGGCAGATTTGAGCCAACCAAGTTGTTTCTCCGTTGCAGGTTCAAGCATCTTTTCAGATTCCCAAACACGAATCTCCGGAAGTTTAAGTAGATCGATCTTTTTGTCACGACCGGCTTCCTGCTGAATCTTCCTTTCCCTTCTTTTCTTCTCTCTTTCTTCAATGAGTTTTTCCCGGTGATCTGCAGGAAGGAATACTCGGTCCTCTATTGGTTTATCCTTTTCGAGTTCATAGGCATTAACCAGGCAATTCTTTGCAGTATTATCAACGAAATCAAGAATGATTGCTTTGTCAGTCTTATATTTCTCGACAAACTTACCAGTTTTTAATCTTGTTGCCCTACCAATACACTGTTTGTATAGTGTTTCTGACTGCGTAGGACGAGCCATGATGATCGTTCCGACATCTGGATAATCAAATCCTTCAGTTAGGATCTCAACGTTTGTAAGTACCGTTATTTTGCCTTCCTTGAACTGTGTGAGCAATTCATTCCTGTTAGGACAACGGTTTGTATCGGAAACAATGGTTTCACAGCTGATATCATACCGGCGAAATTCATCCCGAAGATGATAAGCATGTTCAATATCGACACAATAAGCTATTGCCTGCCGGTCCGGAGTATATTGTTTATACTTCATCACGATCAGGTTATTCCTGAGTTCTGAATCAACCGCTTCACTTAACTGACGAAGATTGAAATCACCTGCAGTCTTTTTGACTTTTGACAGATCTGATTGTGTCTTGATCTGATATGCCTCAACCGGTGCCAGATAACCATCTTTGATACCATTGTCGATATCATACTGGAAAACTATCTTCTCGAAAAGATTTGACAGAGAAAGACCGTCAAGCCTCTTTGGTGTTGCGGTCCATCCGGTGACGAGTTTTGCGTTCCAGTGTCTTGCTACCTTCAGATATGATACTGCAGCATAATGATGTGATTCATCAATGATGACGAGCTGGAATGTGTCAGGATCTATCCTGTCAAGACGATTGTGCAATGTTTGAACTGATCCAACGACAATACGCTTATCAATTTCAAATACGGGCCCTTTAACAATTCCTACTTCCATCGGGAAATATCTCTCGATTTCATTGTAGGCTTGCATTATTAACTCTTCGCGATGTGCGATGAACAAAGAACGTTTGAAATGTTGCATCAGGTTGACAGCCATCATCCGCTTGCCAACTCCTGTTGCTGCGACTATTAGCTGTTTGTTTACTCCCTGGTCATAATGTTCTTTGATTTGTTTCTTACACTCGACCTGATAAGGCCGCCAGTTCACATTTACCATAAATATTACTTTTCTGTATTAAAAATAGTTGCTTCCTGAACTTCCAGAGGATCAGGCTTGCGTTTAATCTCTTCCTGTATCTTGGTATATTTGACCATTAACCGCTTCATTGCATTGGTTACAACAGGATCTTTCGTGTCGATCAAATTATTCACTGTCTTACAGGCGTGCAAAACTGTAGCATGATCTTTACCACCGATCTCTGTACCTATCTTTGCAAGACTGTAATTAGTGAAATGTTTTGCGAGAGTCATGGAAACCTGCCTTGCAGTCACAACTTCTCTTTTTCTTGTTTTCATGTCCATTACTTCCAATGGAACTCTGAGTAATTCAGAAACATCTTTCTTTATCATTGGAATGTCTATCTCCCTGATAAATAAAAGTGCATATTCTGGCTTCATTTCCGTCATGATTATAGTTTATGAAAAAAATAATTTTCTTACTCATTAATTAGCACAAGGTAATCGAGCAGCTGGCGTACCTTGAAATCAATTTTCCGGGCTTTACCACTTGTGTCGGTAAGAAGATACCGGTGAGGCACAAATGTCTCTACAAATAGCTTCTTTGGAACTATCTTCTGCACATAGATGCCATACTTCTGCCAAACCCATTTCTGATCAAGCGGGAATGTTATTGCAGAGTTGTTATGAGGGCCTGCAAACGATCCTTTCACATCAATTACTGAGAAGTTTGATGACTTGTTAGCAATAAATGCAAAATCGCGATGCAATCCATCCAGTTCATGAATATTCATAAAGAACTTACCTTTCCATTGAGGATTCCAGTGAATGAGAAAGTCAGCCTGGTACTGATGATCATTCAGTATAACAGAATCCTTTGAAACAGTTTTTGTTTTCAGAATCTTGTTATACACCCGGACGATGCGGTCACTTAACAGAAATGGCTTTGGATGGTAAGACCAATCGGTTATGATATTATTGTCAAGAAGTTGTTTGAGATACCATGAGAAATGGATCTCTTCATTTGAATCGAATTCGTACATAATATTGTCCTTAACGTATCTTGCCAAAGTTAAAAGAAAAAAGCGGTATTATTTATTAATTTGCAGATAAATAATTGCTTTTTTAAGTAACTCTATATTGTCGTCAAAAAGACCTATTGCGAGATTACATCTATTACATAACAATCCACGAATTTTATTTTGCGAGTGACAATGATCTACACATAAATCTTTCTTTAAATCTCTACTATCTATATTGCATATTGAACATTTATAATCCTGTTTGACAATAAGTTCATTATATTCTTTATCAGAAATCTTGTATTTTCTCTTTCTATCCCTAATACGTTGATCATTCTTTACTTTTATTGGATCAAGATTTTTTTGGTATAGTTTCGCTTTTTTAAGTATTTTTTCACGATTAGCCAGATAATACTTTCTTTGTCTTTCTTTGTATCTTCCTTTACTTTTTGCTAAAATAGATTCTCTATTTTTATAATAGTAAGATAATTGAGATGATTTGTTTTCCATTGTTTTTATTTCAAAGATAAAAGAAAAAATCAAATCTTTTTATAGAAATGATTTTTTCTTTTACTTTCTACCGCAATTCTCTATTTTTTGAAGAAATTAACATCTGAAACAGAAACAGTGATAACCTCACCATCTTCGTCATCTTCATCCTCTGGCTCTGGATTGTAATGACGTTCCATTTCTCTTCTAAGAGTGAACATTGCATTCATAGCAATTTGTTCCTGTGTCATGATATTTGCAGCTTCTTTCTTTGCTTCTGCATATATCTCAGCATTTGATCTTACCATGTTACTTATCGATTGTAATTAGTACTGTTGAGATTGATGTTCCTGATTCCTTGAAAGTGTCACGTGGTATTTCCTCGATATCGGTTGCAACTTCCTGAAGCCAGTCATGAAATTGTGTTTCCTTTTTGAAGCTCGATATCATCCAGTGCGTTGAGGCAATAGTAACCATCCTTCCCCCTGGCTTGAGTACATCGTACATATGCCTGATATGATCAATGTCCTTGTTATTAGCAAATGGTGGATTTGCTATGATCAGATCATACTGCATTGCCATTGTCAATTCAAGGAAATCATCATTCAATGGAGCAAGGTAATATACATTCTTTCTTGCCTCAAATCTCTTCTGAAGGATCATCTTGTTTGTAGGCATCATCTCACAAAGGAAGAAATATACATTTGGTACCAGGTTAAGAACTGCATTTACCAAAGCACCCTGCCCAGCTGACGGTTCAAGGATTCTTGCATCAGGATAAGGCTGAAGTTTGAGAGCCATCTTTTCAGCAAGAGCTGTCGGAGTTTCAAAGAACTGAAATTCTTTCTTTGGATTAATCTTTTCTCCTTCTCCAAGTTTTCCAAGCAACTGATCCAGTTGAGGAACTACTTCGTCCGGGAAAACAAAACCCATAGTCTTTCCGCCTTTCCATTTGCCACCGATAAGATTTAATCTTTTGGCAACATCCATGTACAGTTTTCTTTCAAGTTGAATTGGTGGCAGTTTTACAATATTGCCTTCAACGGTACAATCTTTCAATACATCTGTTTCTGTCATGTTTTCTTAGTTCGTTTTATTGGTTTAAAATAACCGGTTGCAAATTCCGGATTGATTCTTTTTATCGCTTCAGCTGCATGATATTTCTGAGAACGGAAACGATTAGATGGTTCAAGAACTGTTGAATAAAATGAAGTAAGGGCAAGCAAATATTCAAGTTTGCCTGTCCTTACATATTCATTTGCAAGTTCATCAGTATATCTGTCAAATGATTCAAACGCCATATAGTTCCTGGTATTTAATGGTATTATCATATGTTGATACCAGTTTCCATGAAACCTTATTCGCATTGCATTCATTGATTAATGCATGGTATTCAGGATCCAGAGTGCTATTAAACGCTTCGGTATATTTCCATTTACCGCTTGGCAGCATCCGATAGAAATAATACAATGGCTTACTCATGACTGAAGATAGTTTTTATCCTTCTTGAACTTCAAGTGTTTTGCTTCAGCAATAGTAAGTCCTTTAAATTCTGACGGACTGAATGAGATCTCGTCAGGATAATACTCGAAAAGAAATTCTTCGGTACCATCCTCAAGTTTTACATAAACCTGTGGCATAGGATCAAGAAAGTCTTTTGGCATATCAGTGATCCTTGCAGAAACGATTACAGGTTCCTGTTGCGGAATAGGCATGCTCTCGAGCTTCTTTTCCCGCTGTTCCATAAAATACTCCTTCATCTTACCCATTGCGAATAAGTTTACCGTCTTCAACTTTATAAGTGGTCTTGGAATAGAGCTGTGCAGGATTCTGCTTGATCTCTTTCTGAAAGTACTGGCCCACACTCATTGTAGGTATGAGCATAGCCGCAAATTTCTCTTTGGGAAAGTCATGATACTGATAGACTGTCCCATTAATGAACTCGATATACAGAGTCCTGGTTTCTTCGTTATAACCTACAGATTTCAACTGTGATGAGGTTACGCTGTGCATTGAGATTTCGTTCATGCTGTTATAGTTAATTGTTCGCGATTTCCAAAAGCTCCGATGTGCAACTGTCCGAAGTAATTCATTATCCTGTCATACACCAGTTCATTTTCACAAATAAGATGAGATGATGATATCACTTGGAAAAAATCTCTGTCGGACTTAATTGTGTTAAGCATTTCTTCCGACACATAAAGACGTTCAATCTGTCCCATTATTCAAGGAATTTCTTTTGTTTAAGAAGAGCACAATATCCTGTGGGTTCTGTTTCAGTAACCTCTCTTGTCACCGTTACAAAATCACATTTCTCTGTGTTTCCACAAGTAAGTTCAACATAAATACAGTTGCTTACAACTCTCATAAACCAGCACGCTTCAAGCGTTGCTTCGTTGACATACACCGTTGGCTCCTTCCGGAATTTCTTAGCTAATTTCTTAACCGCTTTTTCGAAACGATCAACAGTAATAGGTGTTTCTTCAGTTTCATCCTTGAATTTTATAAAGAGCCGACCTGTATAATGTTCATGTTTTGACAGAACACATTCTGCAGGAATCAGATCTTTAATGTTATCAAAGATTATATCTCTGGAAAGAAGCCGGGAACTCAAATCTTTAAGTTCCCGACTCTGACTTATCCGGAGAGCTTTCAAATGCCTTACATCATTTTTATCCATAAGATTAGTTTATGGTAAGAATAATTACTCAGCTAATTCCTTAACCTTTCTTTTCTTCTTACTTCTATGAACCTGTTCGATGTGAGGCAAAGCTGTTTTCACAAGTTCAACAATGTCCTTGTGCTGTGGAGTATTCTTATTGCAGGCACCACGTACTTGCATTACTTTCATCTTCTCAAGATTGATCTCAATAGTTTCAAGCCGTTTGTTTTCTTTATCTCTGGCCGACATTATAAGACAATCTGGATTACCATAATAAGTACTGGAATATACGCAATGATGTAGTGCTTTTCCTTCAAGATAGAATTCCTTGACATGATCCAGCACAACAATCTTGAGCTTATCAGTACCAAACGTAAGACCGAAGAATTTGGATTTATGTTTTGCATATTCCTTTTGTTGTTCCTCAAGTCTTGCAAGTAATGCTTCAAGCTGTTCTTTTTCCCTGCGGGCATTTTCTTTGTCGATATAAATCTGGTGAGATTTACGCAGATCTTTCGGACAGATATACTTTGGATTGAAAATGTCTTTGTGATCCTCTTCAAGATATTCCAGATGATCGAACCACATACCAATGTCTTTCAGCCTGTAATTGTTTTTCAGGCAAATCTTAATCTGTGGCCAATACTTCTTCCATCTCTTGTCTTTCGGATCAAAAGCCTTAATCAATTCAGGCTTGTCTGCCTTGACAAATGTTTCGAACATAGGATACTGCAATAATAGATGAAAGAAATGCATTTCATGGTATTTGTGAAATTCACCAGTAAATCCATTACGATAGATCTCTTTCATTATCCTGGTCCGGGGATATGTTGGTGCATCATTGATATAGAATTTGCTGTTATCAGAATCTCTTACTTCAAGAACGCTTCCCCATATCCATGCAACGTGGCCTGAACGCCATCCACCCATAGGATTGCTTTGCCTTCCGAGAACTGTGAGTTTTCCATTAGGTGCAATCCAGTGCTGAACAACTTCCATCCACGAATAATGAGCTTCATATCCTTTCTTTACAAATTGCTCAAGGAAGAATATTCGCATGATCTGAAATCCCTTGAATGTTGTGATCACTTTCAGATATCCCCAGTCTTTGTGACTCCATGCTTTTGATTCTTTAACCTTGAGCTTATTTTTGCATTTAGGACATACAGTGTCAGTAAGTTTGAATAGCATTGTTCTGGTATCATCTACATTCCATTCGTGTGCACATTCAAAACAAATGACCTTGTATTTTGTAGTGTAGGCATATTTATCAAAGTTCTGCTTATATCCCCAGTTAAGATATGCCTGGGAAATCTTTGGCAGCTTCGATGCCAGTTTCACTACCTGATGCTGAAGTGCTGATCTTGGTTTCATGAAAATGACAGCATTCCGGAGACTGGTTGAGCTTTTTCTTTCTCTTTCTCCTTTTGTCCACCAACAGTCTGATCTTTCACCGTATCTGGCTTTTGCTTGAGTTTCTTCTTTGTTTCAGCAACCAGTTCATCAATGGCACGCTTGCGAGCTTCCTCTTTTTCTTCTGCAGTGAGTTCTACCTTATGATTGACAACAACATCACAATCAATCTTACCACCGATATTGATATTATCTTCATCGAAGTAATGTATTGCCATGTTATAAACCTCATCATCGGTAAAACCATTGCAACCGCTATTTTTAACGGTATTCAGGATGTATTGAATACAATCATCCATGTTCTTTCCGGGTTTCGTTACAATCTGAGCAAAAAGAGGATCTTTCGATCCCCTCTTTTCCAGATACTCCCGGATTGTGTTTTTAAACGCGGGTGTACTTTTCATGTTTTTATATGTAATTCGTTACAAATTGATTTTAGCTGATCATCTTCCAAACAGACAAGGGATAAGAATAGTTCTTCATTTGAGGCTATCCTTACCCTGTCTTTTGGCAATCTATCTGCATTTGTCATTGCGCTGATGGTATTGACCTGCAGTATTGATTGAATCATTGCAGGCTTATCCATCTTCGTTAGGATCAAGTTCAATGCCAGAATAAGATTCAACAAATAGTACTCCATTATCAACTCCAAGTCGATATATACCACCTTCATCAAGTTCATCAGATTTCTTAATTCTGCGAGCTTCTGAATCTCTTTCTTCTTCAGTATCAAATGGACCGTAAAGTCGTGGCTCTACATCTCCCCAAACACCAAGAACATAGTATTTCATTACCACTCATCGGATATCTTCGGAGCTGCCTGTTGTGCCGGCTTCTCTTCAGGTTTAACTTCTGGCTTAACTTCGGGCTGACCAAACAGATCTTTTGCTGGTTCTGTTGCTGTAGGTTTCTGATCAGGAACGGTTGAGCTATTCATTATCTGATCCCTGGTCATCCTTGTAGGACTTCCGGCCATGACTACATTTTCCTGTTGCTGAACTGTTTCTTTCACAAGTTCCTTTTCAGTTTTCTCAACAAAGGTTTCTACAGGCTTATCTTCAGGTTTATCATCACCAAACGGAATCTGATCTTCATCATTATCATCATTGTCATCATCATCCATTGGTTCTGGTTCAATCTTTGGTGTTTCAGATTTCTTCCCTTTCCCTTTTCCTTTTGGTTTAGCTGTTTCAGCCGGCTTATGAGCTTCAGGTTTCTTTTCGGTAATCTTTTCTTTCTCCGCGATCTTAACTTCAGCAGGAGATATCTTTTCAAGGATTTCTTTAAAAGCAAGAGATTCCATTGAGAATGACAGGGCGAATTGCTCAATACCATCTATCATTACAACGAGTGTTACAACTTTCCCTGGGACAGTCGTAAACTTTTCGAGTTCTTTCCAGTTTATTGCCATTTGATTAATAGTTTATGAAAGAAATAATTTCACACCATAGACTCAATAAAATCTTCCATTTCATCCAGGTCACAACCGTTCTCAAGTAGAATGTCTTCGAGTTCTTCAAATGCTGCCAAAGGGCTCTTTGCAACAAATCGTGGTTCATTGAATACTTTCCTCATCTCACGAAATGCTTCTTTCTTGTTGCGAAGATATTCATTGCGGGAATCCAGAGCTTCCTGAGCATCTTTCATTTTTTGCTCTTCAGCTTTCATGTCGAGCTGACGTTCCATATCGAATGTCTGCTGACGAATCTGTTTCTCTTCCTCATGATCTTCCGGGAAAAGAACAAAGCCACCGAAATTTTCTACAATCTCGATGGCTTCTTTCAGTTTAGCATCCATTAGTTACGGATGATTTCGAATTCGTTGAACAAATGATCCGCGAACAGAAAACTTGATGTCTGTATCTCAGCAATGTCAACCATGCCCGGTTTCATTACATTGGTTCCATAGTTATATAGATCCCAAACATTATGAATACCATTGGCAACATTGAAATCATGATCGGCAATTTCCCTGTTTGCTTTCAGTATATTCTGAGTGAACTGGCTCATCCCTGCAGTATCGAATGGAGCAAGAGCTTTGCTTCCGTATGCCTGGTCGATTGCTCTCTTATAAAGTCCACCAATAACCCTGTCAATGATTGCAGGATCGTTGATAGGTGTTTCAATCATCCTGTTCATCAGTTCCATTTCTACCTTCATTTTCTGATCAAGGGTACGGATCCAGTCTTTCATAGTTATCTCAATGGACTGCCATGAAAGAGCTTCATTTGAACCTCTTTTGAAAGTACTCATGATTTGGCCACCCATGATTGCAAAGTTGCTGCATACTTTCACATTCATTCCGAAAGCAATCTGTATTCCTTCATCATTGAATGACATTCCGATCCTGGCACCAACGAGATCATTGCCGATATTTGGAACAACAAAGCTGGTAGCGATCTTGTCGAACATCCATTTGTTGATCGGGCAGTTCTCTCTGCTATAACCCAGTTCCTTTTTATCAATATCATTGATCATTGGGAATGAATTACGTTTTTGAACGAAGATATGTTCCATCTGGTGATTAACCTCAGCCTGTTGCATCAGTCCTATGATGTAAAGAAGCACATCCCATGACTGAACTGGCCTTGTTGACAATACTCGTCCGTGTTTGCCTTCAACACGGATAGACTGCTTGAGCTGATTGATCGTTACTTCCTTAACGGTCTGATCAGGCTCGAAGCCGAAAACTTCAATTGCTGGATCACCAGCATTTACAATTTCTTCTTTGGTCATCGCTGTAATATTTAAGTGTTTATAAACAAAAAAAAGAATAATTACTCTGCAAGTATAAAAGAAAATCCCCCTACCGCCGCAGGGGGATTCTGAATTTTTATCGTAATTGGTTATGAGTATTTGTCAGCTCTATCTAAACCTTTTCACGTGCTCTGAAATTATTCACAGTTGCGATGTACGCTTTGGTTTCAATAGGATTGACTCTTGACGAGGTGTACCTAAGACCTAAATCTGAAGAGTGCAATCTGTTTTGATGGTTATAATTAGTATATAAAACCGGGCTGATGACTCTCTCATTTACCGATTGTGCCTGATTCAGTTCGAGGATTTGCACACTGGCCCCTCGTTCAAGCTGATTCATCGTGGCAACTTCGGATCCAGTAATAAATACAAACACCGGGGGCGACTGATCGGAGACATATTCAACAGTTTGGGATGGTTTATCAACCGGATTCCCCTGAATATTCCCCAAACAGAAGAGCATCGCCAGTGCAAAGAACATTGCGAGAATGCTCCATGAGTTCTGACATCTTTTCATCTTTCTGTGTATTTGGGTTAATAATGAAATCAAATATAAGAATAATTTTATATGAGTTCAAGGATTTCTGGAAAATTCAACACTTGACTTACAAATCTCGTTGAACTTTCTCCTTGCGTGAGCTTCAGTAAGGAATTTGCTTTTGTATGAATAATCATGCTTTTCAAGCAGATCTTCAATACTTGCATCTTTCTTTACGACTGTACTGTACCAACGGATTGATCTGAAGCGCCAGTGCCGGACTTGGAAAAGAACCGCGTCCACTTCTCGGGTAAGCGGAGTCCTCTTAACTTCTGTAATATCCATAATCTTCCAATTTTCTCAATGAATGTAGGATAATCAAACTCAATTTCAGCCTTTGCTTCAGCTATCATTTGTTCCTTTCCTTCCTTTCCATAAAATCCCCAACAACCACCGGCTCCGTCAATCAGATATCCATACACATCTCCTGAAAGTATTTGATTCCATGACTCAAGATGCTGATCTCTGATCTTTTCAGCTTCTTCAATGGTAGGATATGATTCTTTATTCACCAGGCAAAAGCCTTTGAATGATGTATCGAATCCTGTAGGTTCATACTGCATAGCAGCTCTGCGATTAGAATAAAGAGATACACCACTATGAATGTAGGCATATACTGCAAATAGCCAGAATGTAATGCCGGCAAATTCATAGGTGTTTTCCTTGTGAAATACATCAAACATATGATATCCCTCATGTGGCTGCATCTTTTCGCCTTTTATCCTGGGAAATGCACAGAAATCTCTATGCTCATGGAATAGGCAAACAGTTTCAGGATCCCAATCATTAGGAGTATCCATGTTTTGGTCATCTTGGAACACTTCGATCTTATGACCTCGGTGCTCAATTACTTCAAGTGGATCATCAAACATTACCAGTCGTCTTTAAAGGTTATTTTACCATCGATATCTGCAAAACCGTGATGCAAGTTATTTGCCCGGTTAAGTTTCTTTTTAAATTCCTTGTCAGGTAGTTTAGGCACACTGGCTTCACGTTTGTATAATTCGTGGCCAATGTATTGAAGAGCTACACGGGATTCTTCTGCCATTGCCATAGCCTGATTCATTTCTCTCATGAAACAATCGAATGCCATAGTATCAGGATCAGGGCCGGAAGCATATTCTGCCCATTCACAAGTCTCAATTATTTTATTGAGCATATTGAATGTGTGCCATAGATGCATTGTTTCCATCTCACAAATAAGATGTTCTTTGCCATCCTTTGACTTCCATTTCTTTTCCCTGTGACCAAAAGATTCCCATTTGAACATATCCAGGTTGCACTGCTTCTTGGATTTGTACTTTGCGAGTCTATTGCTTGTAATTATCATTTGAAAAGTATTACTTTTTTTATTGCAGATTCAGGACATAATTCAATTTCAGTGACTCTTTTTATTACATCTTTCTTACTTGATCCTGTAGTCATTATTCGAATTGTTCCTTTGTCATGCTTAATTGTTAGAATATACAATTTTGATGCTTTCATTTTGAATAGTTTATGTAAGAAATAATTACTTGACAAAAAAGAACCTGCCATTGCTGGCAGGCCCTAAAACAAATCAAAATGGAAATCAAATCACATAACTATGTCAAAGTATATGTTCCGAGGATATTTATCAAAGACAAATTTCAGAACCGGGCAAAGCCACAATGTTCTGCTTTTCAATTTGCCCCTGGTTACATAAGTTGCTCCATAGCCAATCCCGAATAGTTTTGTAATCTGCATAGCATCATCAAATCTTTTATCTGATACTTTCAGGATAATAGAATTTTCATCAGGACAGAGTTCATCGAGTAACTTATCGGTTCCGGCTACCATCATCAAATCGCCCTTTCTCCCGGGATAATCCGGAAGATCTGCATACCAGATATTGTCTTCTTTAACGAATTTTATAATTTTCATATGGTTGTTTAAAATGGTGGCACAAGTGATTTGTCGAAGTTCTTTACAATGTCATTCCAGAACTTTTCTTCCTCAGCCTCTTTTAAGGCCTTTTCCCGAGACATCTGTTCGAGTTGAGTTAGGACACGATCAATGATCGCATCTCTCAAAGAAGACCGCTTTCCTATGAATTTGATAAGGGAATGTGACAAGCTTATATTCACTTGTCGTTTGTAATTCTTATCAATATATTCAGATCTCTCGGCATTGGTCATATTTTTGATCTTAGCCATGAAATCCGGAACACCATCTGGATATCCGATAATGAGCTCTTCATATTCAGTAAATAGCTTAATGATCTCATCTTTCATATCCTGTTCTGACAATGAATCGCTTATTGTCATTGAATAACCAAAATACTCACGAACCTTAATTAGCCTGTTATAAAGTGTTTTAGATTCAAATTCCGAAGCACCAATGCCATACTTATACATTATTTCAGATAGAAACTTATGTGTAGTATTTGGTGCAATCTTTGAAAGATATTCTGTCATTCTCATTTCAATCCTGCAGGATAAAGTTTCTGAATCATTTTTTCTATATGACCAAGCCGAATATTCATTTGTTCTTTGAGTGCAATTATTTCAGCACATAGTTCTGCATTGGTCATTGGCCGGTCAAGAATATCTTCTGTCTTATCAACAGGTTTTTCTTCCTGTTTACTCTCGATCTTTTCTTCTTTGATAACCGAAGTATCAATATGTTCAACGACTTTGATTGCATCTGCAAAACTAAATGTTCTATTGGTTAATTGCCCAAGAGAAACACGTTCCTGTACAGGAGTAATTTGATCTGGTGTTGTGAAGCTGATCATCCACCACATAAATGTTTTGCCATTGATTAGAGGTCTTTCCAGTCTTTCATTAAATGGAAGATATTCACCATTTACTTTAACTCTGCAGTCAGCACATACACGAAGCAAAGTATTTTCACCAATATACATTGGAGATCTTGCAACAAATAAACTATATGTTGGCTGATTGAAATCGCATGATCTGACTAATTCCTGCTGTTTGAGTCCGGTTTTATCTCTGAGTTTTTCCAGCTTAACTGCACATTCTTCAAATGCAGTCAAAGCATCCTGTTCTGATTTGAATACCTTGAGAACTTTCATAATAATAGAGTTTGAGAAAAGAATAATTATTATTCAGATAACTCCTTATTCTCAGCCGGCCAACTATCAATATTTCCATTGCTTGAAGGTCCAAGACTACCTTCTTTTATCCACTGATTGACAATAGTTAATCGATCACCATTGAATATTATTGCAGGATTGATATAATACATGAGTGCCAGATGACTTTTTGCAAGAACACCTTTCTTTATGAGTTCAGTAAGTCCTGCATATATACTTGCAGTTGATGCAAGGCCTGAAACTTCCTTTGCTTTTTCCTTATCGAATACAACATAATCTTTGTTAATTCCAAGTGATTTGATAATATAAACAAGGATCTTCTGAGCTGTTTTTGTCAGGTCAAATATAAGTGATATCTGATCCTTGAATACCTTGACAAATTCTTCTTTATCAACCTTTTTGGCTACTACCATAAAAGAATCGCCAAGATACTCTCCGTCTTCCGAAAGAGTTGCCTGGCGATTCACTCCCATTCTTACTATTTTTTTCTTTGTTCTTATCTCAACTATTGGTTGAATAAATGGATTCTGATCATAAGATGGTAAATCTCTGAACTTTACTATTTCGTCTTGCATATGAACTATGAGTTTAGATTATGAGTAACAAATATAAACAAATAATTTATCCACAATACAAAAATGTAAAAATGTCAATAAATTATTCTTTCATATGTATCTTTGAGTATAAACCAAAAACTATGTAGATGAAACAGCTATTACTAACTGTTATTTTATTATTGATAACCATGCGAGGGTACGCGCCGGGTTATACAATAATGAACATAGAAGAAGGCAGGATCATAATGGATCCTTTTCTTGTTTTATGGGACCATGTAAAGTATGTCGAAACGCGTGATTCAGCAATGATAAATCACAAGGAAAAGGCATATGGCAAAGGCCAGATAACTCCGGTGAAACTCAGGGAGTTTAATAAGGAAAATGGAAAACATTATACATTGAGGGATTGTATGAATGAACAGATCAGCTATGAAATATTCTCTTGGCATTGCGAAAAATATAATACATTTGAATACGCTGCCAAGCGGTGGAATGGCTCAGGACCGGCAGTAATTGTATATTGGAATAAAGTTCAGACATTGCCATTGCTTGAATACAGACTAAATCTCATCAGATCATGGAAAACAATAACCTTAAAGCCCCTGGATACGGATGTGCATTTATTGTCATCATCACTATTGCATGCATACTCTTGTATTTAGCTGTGAAATATGCTGATGCCATAGATGCATTTATGAGCTAAAAAATTATTCTTATCTCAGATTTTAACCATCCCCCTGCGTAAGTTACCCGGGAGTCAACGATTAGACGCTACAAAGGAATGGCGCTGAAATGCTTTGCAATACTCCGTAATCTGTTCCACATTGCAGATAGGCGGTGCATCTGCACGACATCACAATAGCTAAGTGATTGTAAGTATGGTTCCAGGTCAAATATCCGTTCTGTTACAACGGACAGCGATAGGTTCACCATGCGATCCGAAGCAAAGTAAAATGGTTAAAGTAAGTCTGATGGTGGTATATGGCCCGCCATAACTGGTTCGCCGAAGCCACACAGTAAGGCCGGCTCTTTAATTAGATAACCGTTACTGCAGACGGAAGGGTATCAGAGAAATCTGGTACTCTTTTTTTTGAACAAATAAATCAGAATGATGAAGCTAATTAAAGAAGACGATCCTAACTACAAGATTGTAGATAAGGGATCTGCAGCATTAACAGATTCAGAAATACTTGCAGTAGTAATGGGTGGTCGTGATCCTCTTGTAAAAGCACAAAGAATACTGAGCAAAGTTGATAATAGCTATGCATTGCTTGCAAAGATGTCATATACAGATATCGTTTCTGAAGGCATTACGCATATGCAGGCTGTAAGAATCATTGCCAGTAATAGTTTCGGGCATCGCAAGAAAATTGCTGAAATGCCTCATGTATGTCAAATCAAATGTTCAAGGGATGTTTATGAACTGATGGAATTCATGAGAGATCTGCCACATGAAGAATTCTGGCTGTTATTTCTTAACCGTTCAAATAAGGTTATATCCAAAATGAAAGTCAGCCAGGGTGGTATTAGCGGTACTGTTACGGATATTAGGATAATAATGAAGAAAGCCATTGAGAATCTTGCGTCCGGAATCATTTGTTGTCACAATCATCCTTCAGGTAATTTGAGCCCAAGTGAATCAGACACTAAGATCACACAGAAGATTAAAGATTCAGGCAATCTTATGGATATTCAGCTTCTTGATCATATTATTGTTTCAGATAAGGATTATTATTCATTCGCAGATAATGGATTGTTATGAAAAGAGGTGAAAAGGTACTATGCAGATGTTGCAGTCGTCCATACAATACTGTTGAGGAAGCAGATAATTGCCTGGAAATGGATCTCAAAGAACAGAATGCCGAGCTTGAGAGAAAACAAAGAAACCTCAAATCGCTTGGTATCAGGCCAAAATTATCAAGTGATAATGATATCAAAACAACAAAGAAGGCCTAAAAATTATTCCACATTTAAAGATTTTCAATATTGTCTAACAAACACGTAAAAAGAAAATGAACAGATTATCGAATTACCAGTCAAAAGCTCCTGAGTTTCAGAAACTCACCAAAGGAGACCACACTGTAAGACTTGTTTCCTACAAGCCAACAACCAGTTTTCATAATTATGATGGTTCGTTGAAAAGCAATCTTCCGGCTTACAGTAACCCAACTGAACAGCTTGCAATCACTGTTGTCAGCGTTGCTGGCAAGGGTGGCTTGACACACCGGTTGAACATGGACGGTTATGTCCGGACAAAAGAGCTTACACCTGCCGAGCTTGAAAGTGGCAAATTCACCGATGTTGATGGTTATGCATGCGCTAAGGATCCTGCAAGCGGTAAACTTGTAAGGCTGACTGACGAAGCAAGAACCGCCACATGCGAAGGAATCCTTGATCAGATGTTTGCAGCAATGGGCTTACCTGTTGGTTCAGGTATTGATTCACTTGATGCAGCCATTCAGGAGAAGAAGGAATTCGTTGTGAATGTCACCAGGGAAGAGTTCGGACCGGAAGGTAAGGAACAGCTGAGAATTGGTTCGTTCAAGAAAGCAAAGGTTGCGGAGCCTGTTGCTGCCGGGATCGAAGCATAACAGTGCTGGAAAATATAGTTAAACAAGAAGATTTGTAGCTCGTTCAATCGGTTACACTATGCCATCTTCGTTGAAGCGTTACTCGCAAGGGTGACGCTTTTTTTTATCAAAGCAATTATTCCTTATCAAAACAAATCTATTTGCAAATGGAAAATGTAGAGAGTAAACCAAAGGGCAAGGTAAGGATCCTGATCAATCCACCACCTGCCAATCTTCACTGTGGAATATGTGGTCGGCCATTTGATGAGCTGAAGACGTTTCCGCATAAGATAGACATAAATGATCCGAACAGCTGTTTTCGTGGTAATGTTGTACTTGACAAGGAAGGCAATGCCAGGTTAATGAAGACATTTCGTGGTGACATATGCATATCTGCATCATGGGAATGCCCGGAATGCCTGCAGTGTTCTGATATCTATGATTTGCATGCCTCATTCAACACCACTGAAGATCCTTATGTAATGACTGAAGAAGATCATGCAAAGTATCTGAAGGCTATTGATGAGATCACGGAGCTGGCAAAGCAAGCGATTGAAAAGAAAGAACTGTATATGGAAACACCATATGGTACTTTCTGCTTACCGCATTTATCGCATTTCATAGATGCACTAACCTGATCGGGGACAGCGTGAAGTTGTGTATCGGGCAAAGGGGGAATAATCCCCTTTTGTTTTTTCCTGAGAAATTATTCTTTGATTTAGTTATAACTAAACTCAAATCAAGATGAATCACATTTATGCTGTACAGCGCCCAGAAGTGGCAAAGAAAAGAAGCCGTGAGATTATCACAGATAATATCAGGTTTTTGCGTAGCTTTGAGATGAAACATGGACAATCAAGGCTCATTGATGAGAAGATTGCACAGAACGTTGAGAAATTACATGGATTATGGTTCGGCAAAGATCCCTCAGCCAACACATCAAAGCAGTAGATGATCACTGCAAAGTTGTGTTCATATATTGCGGGTTAACAGAGAATGTTCCCGCAATGTATGACAGACCACGCCGGTTATGCAACTGGTGGAAGAAGACACACAAGAACGACTCGCAATATAGTCGTGGCAAACTCCTGGTAGTATCCATGTACGACAAGAAATATACATCATGACATGAAAAGCGATCGTATAATAATAATCGGCGCCGGGGATACCGATACTCTCAAACTCAAAGAGATAATTGAGAATGCCATTACCGATCCCAAGCTATTGTACATACCAGTAGCCAAACACTCACCATTCGAAGCTCCACCAATCCCTATTGTATCTCATGTCCAATACCAAGACATCAAATCAGGTAGAGAGAATAGAAGAGAACGTAGAGCCCTCAAAAGAAAGAATAAACGATAAAGAGAAAGACATACTGTAATGTAAGACTAACCAGTCCTTCTATCGCATACAGGAACTCACCAATAACGGTGTAAGGCATCTACGGATGTCTTTCTTTTTATATCCCTTGTTTACTCAAATGATATCACTATCACACCCCATCCCAACAGTTCACCTAAATTGAACTGTCAGTTCATATTTCGCCCTCAAAAGTGAACGGAAAGTTCAGAGATACTGAACTATTAGTTCAGAAACACTGAACTATTGAAAACCATACCAAACCCCCATTCCATGCCTCTCACCTCACATTTTCCCAGCTTCACCCCTTCTTAATCTTATAAAGAGCCATTGAAAAGCCTTTCTGCTCCCTGATTATGCCAATCATTATTGTCTGACTATCCATCAATCCCAAACCCTATAGTGACCAATCCCAAATTACACCATTTCTCAAATCTCCCCTTATTCCCAAAACCTTACACACAATCATCACAACCGATAACAACTAACGCAACAATATCATCAATCCCACAAAACAACTAACAACTTTTCCACAATATCCATGTCACCCACCTTGTCTTGTCGCTGCATGAAGCCAAGCGATTGACTGAATCATTGCGCCTTATAGCACCTATAGTGGTTGCACTTGATGGCGAGCGTAAGTCGCTTGGCGGGCCAGGTGAATTTGCAGTTGATTGCAATTTGCTTATATTTGTGTGCACGATTCATCAAGTGAA